TTATATAACGTCGGCTTTCCGTTCCCCCAGGTTTTCCCCCAGCTTCTGGCTGAAGTCCCAACCAAAACGCTTCACGCGGCGGCCGAGATCGGGCGTGCCGATCTTGGTGTAGCGCTGCCATTCGTTCGATAGCCAGCCGCCCTCCACCTGCAGCCGGCGCACATCGTTTGTTTGCGCATAGAACCATGTCGCCCAGGTGTGGCGGCAAACGTGCGGGGTGTATCGCCGCTCATCGAGATGAGCGCTTTTCACAGCTGTTCGGAACGCGCTCTTGATCTGGCCGCCAGCAGCTTCGTCCGTCTTAAATGGGTGGCCGTCCAGCCGGCGGAACACCGGCCCTGGCTCGCCGATCGTCGGCAGATTGGACATCGCCGCGACGACACGGGGAATCAGCGACACGCGCCGCTCCTCGCCATTCTTCGTCAGCCGCAGGATCGCCAATCGGTCGTCGAGGTGAACGTCCCGCCCATCAAGCGTCAGCGTCTCCTTCATTCGGCTGCCCTGGCCGATCAGGAACGTCACCAGCGGGCCGAGATAAGCGTTCGGGTTCGCGTTCAGGCTTAGAAGAACCGCGTCGACTTCCTCTGGCTTGAAGAACACGGTTCGGCGATTCGCTTGCACCTTGATCTTGAGCCGGGGAGGGGCGCAAAGCTCTTCGTCGGCCGCATGGTTCAGGATCGCTTTGACGGGGGTGTAAAGTTGCCGGCGGATCGTCTCATCGGATGCATCGGGATAGAGCTTCTTCGCCGCTTCGCGCATGGCCGCATTGTTGATCTCGGACACCGCCCTGGCGCCGAAATGCGACAGCAGTGGATCCAGAAACCGCGCTTTCGGCTTCGTCTCGCGATAGATCGCCAGGGCGGCGGCAAAGGTCAGTTCGGCTTCCTCCGAAACGGGATCGGCTGAAAGGATGCGTCGTTCGATGTCTTGAAGCTTTCGCCGGGCCTCTCGGAGATTGTCGGTTCCGGTGCTCTCTTCGACGCGCTGTCCGTTGATCGTGCCGCGCGCATAGTAGAACGGGCTTTTCGGGCGTTTGACGAGTTTGAGCATGGGGCAGGTTCCGCAATGCGTTCGAGGTCGTCCGGCGTAAAGAATACCGCCTGACCAATTTTCCGAAATGCCCCGAGCTTTTTACCACGCTCGATCAGCGTCCGTTTTGAAATATCAATGCCGCGCTCGGCGAATCGGGCCACGGCTTCATCAGGCGAGATCGCGCGATCAAGAATGGTGTTCGACATCGCCTGTCTCCGCCCGTAAATCGTACCATTCTGTCGTCTTCCCGCAGCGCCGGCATTTGAAAGAGACCGCCCATGGTGCGCCTTGCTTGCGAGCCACCCGAACCGCGTTGTCATGGCCTCCGGTCAATTCGCACCACGCTCTTCGTAGACGGGACGGCGTGCGTGTCGTGACCTCGACCGCATCAGTCAGCCGCATGGCTGTCCTCCTTCCCTGCGCGGATGGCTGCGGCGATCTCGTTCGTGCCGCTCCGGTAAGCGAGACCCCAAGTCTTTCCAAAATCATCTACGACGAGAGCACACCTCTCCCTTTCCGCCTCCACCGCCGCCTTAACGCGCTGGTCTGCGTCTGCCTGGGCGGATGAGAGGGCTTCGATCACCCGACGAGCCGCAAACAGGCGAGCCTCATGGACGTTCTTGGCGTCGATGGCTCCAGGGAAATCCTCCCATGCCTTCTTGTTCACCTCAGCGACCATTTCGACGAGCTTGGACGTGTCAGTCATGGGCGGAGCCCTCCGTGCGGGAAGAGGTTCGGCGCACGATGATCGTGTCGTCTCTTGCTGCGGCCTCTGCCTCCATGTCAGCGATCTTCCGCTTGCAGTAATCCTCGTACCCAAGGAGTTCATCCCGGCGACCAGCGGTCATTATGACCGGGCGGAAGTGAGCGATGCACTGGAGGATGAACATCACGCCAAACATCCAATTTGACGGCGTTGAACTGCGCGCACCCATCCTCATCCCTCCTCACGCTTGGCCGGTGATGGCGGGGTGGGGAGATGGCGCCAGTGGGTGAAGTGGTTCGAACGATTGTATCCAGCATCGCCGCCGAACATGACATGTTCCGCCACCCTGATACCTTCGGCGGTCGTGAAGTCGTGCTCCGGTTCGTCGGGGAAGTACCAGCCAGGATCAGGATCGCCATCGGGCCACTCATACCAACGGCAGATCACCAAGGTTTGCCAGCGTCCCTTTGCCAGGGGCGGCCTATAGGCTTCGATCCACGTTCCGTCTTTCGGCGCGGTCTCGATCGGATGCCACCCATCTTGACTCTCACCCGTTACAGGCAAGCCGGTTTGAGTGTCACCGATCAGGGCTTCGTGAGAGGCAACGTCCTCAGAGGCTGGGGCGTGGGCGGAGAGGGCGGCGCGATCGAGAAGCGCGCGGCCTTCCTTCACCAGACGCGCGAAGCGATCCGATGGCTTCACATCAGGATACGATCGGATCATCTCTTCGTCGCGCTCAACGAAGTCGGTCAGCCTCGCGACAAGCTCCTCCACCAGCCCAGCCTCACGCGCTGCCCGGTCTGCGTCTCTGCCGGACTGGATTGCGCGGGCGATGATGTTTTCCACGGCGCTGCGCTGGTCTATTCCCCCGGTCGCTAATTCGGTGCCGATTTGGCGCGCGCACTCTGCGGCCAGCCTGCGGACGGTCTCTGTGCGATTATCCATTGTCGGACCCTTTCGTGCGATCGCCGATACGTCGTTCCCGAATCATTTTGCCAGCCTCGCGCCAAGTGATCTCCTGCGCGCCGGCTGCAACAGCCAGAGCGCGCTTCGAGAGCGCAATGTCGAAATGCTCGTGAGCGGTTCCGGCATTTTGGAGCCACTTGCGCGCAACGCCGATCCGATCGGCCATCGCGATCAATTCGTCGGTCGTGTCTGCCAGCATGTGACACATCACAAGACGGCCATACCGGGCGCGCATATCATCGACATAGACGGCCATCAGCATACCTCGTCGAAATACGAGTTCAGGAGGTCGTCGAGATCGTCCGGCGCGCCTTCTTTGGCAGCGATCGTGTCGGGCTCATCCTGACCACCGGAAGCGACAAGCTCCAATCGTTCTTGGCTGAGACTCGAAAGCCATGCGTCCGACGAAGAGAGAGTTTGAAGCGGTTGCTTATCAGCCCAGCGGTCGAAGTCGCGACGCTGATCCTCGACGGAGCGGCACCTATTGATGCCGCCGTTGTCCAAGGCGATGAGGAGATAGGCGCGATAGAGACCGGGGAATTCGGGATGGTTCGATCGCATCACTCGCCTCCCTCTGTGCGGGCTGCGCGGGCGGCAAGCTCCGATCTGATGTGCTCGACCATGACGCGGTCTTCGTCTTCCGGGCCTTCTCCCGTTGCCTCCGTGAGATAGTCGAGATTGGCGAGCAAGGTGGCGGCATGACTGCGCCAAGTCTCGTTCTCCTCCCGCAGCCGTGCCAAGGCTGGCAGTCGATCGACGGGAAGGTCAGGCCTGTCTCGCAAGACGGCGTTTCTCCGCACCATCTCGTCATAATTGGCCTTCCAGTGCGCAGCCTCCTTGCGGGCGGCGTCTCGCTCCTGCCGCAGCCGGTCTAGGTCGGCGGAGGGGCGGGCGTAAAATGGCTTCACGTAGCCGTTGGCGATCCCATATCTGAGGGCTTCGACTACAAACCGGATAGGCTTTCCCCGGTCATCGCACGGCAAGCCATCGTTTGGGCATTTACCGTTTTCATCGGCGCAATCTCGGCAGTCGCCGCCGTATCGTGCCACCCAATCGACTACGTCTTCCAGGTCGCTCACCGCCTCTCCCGGCTCTGCCTTTTCGGCGGCCTGTGTAACGCGCTCCAGTTTCTCCAAGCGTATCGCCACCTTGAGAATATCAAATGCGAGCGATCCCCAAGTTTCACCTTTTGCATAGTCAGGCGACAACCACCCGGCATTGGCGTACTCCCGAAGGAATCGCTCATGCAGATCGCAGAGGAACTTGACTTCCGGCGTTGCGTTTTTCGTGTCCACCGCCTCTGCCTTTGCGGGGGTGGGCTCCGGCGCCTCGGCAGGCGTGGGGGCAGGAGCGTTGGCAACCATGCGGCTATAGATGGCCGTGACTACTTCCTCGTTGCTGCCGCAGTTTTCGATATCGTCGGACATGAAATCGACTCCGGCTTCAACCATGATGTCCGTTGGCTCAAGCGGCACAACGCGCACTCTCGTCTGCTCGGTCGGGCGGCCTGGGTTGGGGGTGGTCATCGGGAAACCCTCGCTGGGATGTGAGGCGCCGCCTCGTAATTCTCGATCGCAATGTCCTCGAAGCGGAACGCGAAGAGATCGTCGATCTCGGGACCAAGCTTGAGCATCGGCAAAGGGCCTGGCGTACGTGTCAGCTGTAGCTGAGCCTGCTCGAAGTGATCGCGATAGAGATGCGCGTCGCCCAACGTGTGGACGAAGACGCCCGGCTTGAACCCTGTCACCTGGGCGACCATCGCCGTCAGCAGGGCATAGGACGCAATATTGAAGGGCACGCCCAGGAACATATCGCCCGAGCGCTGGTAGAGCTGGCAGGACAGCCGGCCCTCGGCAACGTAGAACTGAAACAGACAGTGGCAGGGCGGCAGCGCCATCTCGTCGACAAGCGCGGGGTTCCAGGCCGAGACGATCAGCCGGCGGGAATTCGGCGTCTTGCGGATCGCTTCGACCACCTTCGCGATCTGGTCCACATGACCGCCGTCGTAGTCCGGCCAGGATCGCCACTGCGCCCCGTAGACCGGGCCGAGATCACCGTGCTCGTCGGCCCACTCGTCCCAAATCCTGACGCCGTTGGCCTTCAGATAGGCAATATTGGTCTCACCCTTCAGAAACCAGAGCAGTTCATGGACGATCGAACGGATATGTAGCTTCTTGGTCGTCAGGAGAGGGAACCCGTCCGACAGATCGAAGCGCATCTGATGACCGAAGATCGAGCGCGTCCCGGTTCCGGTCCGGTCGCCGCGATCAACGCCGGTCTCAAGGACTGTCTTGAGGAGGTCGAGATATTGCTTCACGCTGCATCCCTCCGGCCCTCAGCCCGGCCGCGCTCGAGGAGCGCGTTGAGCTCATCGACAAGTTTGGTGATCTCCATGTCGGCCGCCGGATTTGGCGTCGGCGACATATTGGCGAGCTCGCGGCCGCGCTTGGTGATCATGACGCCGATCGAGGCAATGTGCCCGGCGGTGTTCGTGTGGCGCCCGCTCATGACGCTGCCTCATTGGGCTGGCGGGCGGGGAACCAGTGCGTCGGCTGAGAGCGAACCATCCCGTCCGCACAGACGAAATATGCGCTTGGCGACCATGCATCGCCGACAAATCTCGCCGTCGTCTCGTGAAATGACGAGCCCCGCCGAAACGAGGATGGGTCAGCAATGTGCGCGACCGAAATGCGCGTTCCATCCTTTGGCGCCGCCTTGATGTCTTCCCAGCCCTCGGGGATCGTGACCTCAATCGTCTTTCTCATCGTGCCTGCTCCAGATGCGCCGATCTCACGGCGGAAAATGCTTCCTGGTTGATGGTGTCCTGCCTCTCGATCGCAGCATCAGCGACGTGGCCGATGGCGTAGAGGGCTAGGAGGATTGGGAGGGTGATGAGGGCGCGGGTCATGACAGACCCTCGGCTTTGGAGGTTTTGCCATCGCCCATCCGAACCTCGATTGCGTCAGCGGCTTCGAGGTAGAAGTGAGCCCTTCTCAAGAGACGAGTTCGCCATTCGAACGGACTGCGCCCCTTCTTTGGCTTGGCGGTCGGGTCAGCCCGAAACCTCTTCCACTCTTCAAGTAGTTGTTGAGCGTCTCGGTTGGCACTCTCAGCCCGGCGACGAAGAAAGGCGACGACATCTGCGGCTGTGGTGAGCCGCCCGAACCCGTTGCCCTTGAGTTCCTTGACGATAGGGGTCTCGCTCATGACGCCTCCCCCTTCGCATCGGGGGAGAGAGCGGAGCGGGCGATCTGGCGAAGACCGCCGTGCTGCCTCTGAGCCCAGCTCAGTTCATCTCCGCCATAGGCCGCTGGCTGATCTGGAATGTGCCGCTCGCTGATCTCAGTCAGCGCCTCCCTCAGCCTCTCCACCGCCGCCTCGGCGGCCTCGGCGCGCTCTTTGAAGGCAAAACCAGCGTCTGCATTCCCGTCAGAAATTGCTGAGGTTTCTTCCAGCTCTCGCCTCAGCCTCTCCACCTCGCTCTCAAGCTCTGAGACGCAGGGGTCAGGCGTTCCGTTCGCCGCTCGGACAATGGCCTCCCACTGTCCCGGCGAAATGCGGTGCGTCTCGACGCTCTCGTATCCGCTGTCGGCTTTTAGGGTCAGGGTGAGCTTGGCGCCCTTCTCGGTGTCCATCTCCCCCTCCCTCACGCTGCGATCTGATCGGACGCAGGAGCGCCGCCCTCCATCCGGCGCAGGCCGGACAGAAGATCGGTGAGATGGTCGACGCCCGGAATGTCGCTGGCATCGACTGCGGCCGCGAAGGCCTCGTTGTCGCGATGAAGCTCGTCGATCAGGCCGTCGGCATAGTCGAGGGCCATGATGAGGTCGGAGATGGTGGGGCGTGCGTTGGGCATGGTAACCACCTTCACGCAGCGTCGGCGACGCGGGGCGTCGTGCGGACGACGTAGAAAGGCACGCTCTCGCGATCGAAGCCGGCGATCACGTCCTTGCCGAAGCGCTTCTCGAGACCTTTGCGGTCGAGCGACTTGCGGCTCTGCAGAGCGACCGTGGCAATATTCTCGTCGCCTCCGACCGCATCGCGATCGCCGATCATCTCGATGACCTGTTCCTTCAACGCCTTTTCGCGCTTCGTCAGCTCGGCAATGCGGGCCTTCACGTCGACTAGTTCGTCGACTGGATGGCGGTTGGTTTGTGGCATGGGGTGTCTCCATCGGTTTGGCGCGTTGCGCTGTTCGATGGGCAGACTATGAGATTATCGCATATATTCTGTCAAGCGCTAACTGTGAGAAAATCGCATAAATTGTCTCGGCGAGCTGTTCGCTCACCCGACTCGACAAAAGCTTTTGGTTCGGGAATCTTATAGAACAAAAGGAGAACTAGATGTCCGACGACACTCGCATCATCGCCGCTCGCTTCACCCTATTCGTTCGGTGCGCAAATTGTCTGCGCGACACTAAGCGCTGCCTTGAAGTGCCTCAGGCAGACGATGCGCCCAGCGACATCGACGAGCTACTTGATAGTGCCTACCTAGCCGGCCAGCGCTTCGCGTGCACTCAATGCGACAGCTCGATCGCCACCATCGTTGGGATCAAGCAGAACGCAGCTTAAGACAGAGGAATATCGTTGATGATGCGCCGGACAACCGCAATGACCTGGACGGCCGTTCCGTCGTCAGCCTGCATGTCGCGCTCGATAACGATCGGCCTGTGGCGCTTGTTCGTCGATCGCGGATGAAATTCCGTTCGATCCTCGTAAAGCTCAACTTGCTTGACCGACCATTCGCGCGTCTGCCCGCCGTCGCGGGCGCGCTCCACGACGACCACCATGCCGTCGCGCATGCGGATTTGATCCGCGACATCTTCAAATGCGACGCCAACCACCTGATCTCCGGGGAGGATAGGGCGAGGCTTAAGGTCGTTCATGGAATCGCCGGCAACGTCGAATGACAGCACGCGAGCGTTCGGAAATTGCGGATCTCGAGGGACGCTAATTTGGCGGGTCTCGTCGAACGGATTGTCAGCGAATTCATCCACTTCACGGAAGGCGCCGGCCTCAACAACGCCAGCTCTAAACGCGATGACTGTTCCACCTGTGGCGCTCGGCATCGCTTCGATAGAAGGCGCGTCCTCGCCGAAATATTCGGCTGCTCCCACCACCTCATGGGACTTTAGCAGCCGTTTGCGCTTCACGACTTTGTTAATGCTTGAAGGATCGACCCCAAGGTGCCGGGCAAGGCCAGACTGACTTTTCCCCGGTTTTGCGAGGTTGTCCACAAGCCACTTGATGTAGGGGTCGTCGCGCATGTGCGTTTTTTGCACGGTCTATGCGCCCGCGTCCTGTGATTAAATCGCATATTCGTGCTTGACAGAGACTGTGCGATAATCTCATAGTTGCTTTTATGAGATGCGAACCGGCAAATTCCCTGATCCAGAAGTTCGGCGGCCTTAGCGCTGTCGCCAAGGTCGTTGAGGCCACGCCGAACGCCGTCATGCGTTGGCGTATGCCAAAGGCGAAGGGCGGCACCGGAGGCGCTATCCCTCATTGGCATATTCCGAAGCTCATCGCCGAAGCGAGGCGCAGCGGGATTAATGTCGAACCGGGCGACTTCATTGTTCTCGACGAGGCAGCCGCATGATCGCTGCCCTCCCATTATGCGCGGCCGCCATCTGCGCGGCCTTCGCAATTCGCGACATGCGGCGAGGCGGGTCGGCTTTCGCCTCCCGCTCTCCGCTTTCTGATTTCGTCGATGATCGCTCCAACGATCTCGCCGATCTGCCTCGGCCCGTCAGCTTTGTTCGTGGTGGGCCTGTCTGTGATGGCAATCCGCATCTCCTGTTTCGTGTTCGCTTCCATGTCCAAGTACATGGCGGAGAACTGACAGCATGTGGTGCGGAAAAACTCAGCATCTGGTGCGCGAAATGACGAGCGCCACCAAGACATACATTGACCGCATGGTCGCGTGGGAGAGTGCCGGCTGGGGCGATCAGAAGAACGCAGTCGAACGCCTCGCACGTCGCCATCAGATCCCGTTCTGGTCGCTCGAACATGCTCGAACGAGAGCAAAGACGATCAAAGACGACTTCGCCGCCATGGTTCGGTCGGCATACCTCAAAGAGTGCGAGAGGCAGATCGAGTGCTTGCGGCACGAACTCGAAATGGAACGCGCGAAAGGTGCCGGCGATGATTTTGCAGACCTTGAGCGTGAGGCTGAGGCGTTGGTTGCGAAGCTTGTGGAAGCGCGCAAGGCCGCGCTTCGCCGAGCGGGACGATAAGGACGGCCGCCCATGAACGTCCAAGCCTCATTCGAACACACCGCGTCCGTGGCGGGCCGTGGTGAGCAGATCGGGGAGGGCTCCACCTCCCGGCCCTCCCCGATCACCTTCACATGCCCCGTGCCGCCAAGCGTCAACGCGGCTTTCAAGAACACGAAGCGCGGCCGGGCGAAGACGAAAGCCTACGAGGACTGGCGTTTGATCGCGGCTGCCGCGATCCGCCGGCAAGGCGTCCAGCCGGTCGCAGGGCGCGTGATCGTCAACATGGCCTTCGAGATCGACATCGACCGCGCCGATGCGTCGAACCGCATCAAGCTCATGGAAGACCTTCTCGGCAAGCGCCACGGCATCGGGATCATCGAAGACGACAGCCTGATCCCTGGAGGCCTCTATTCCAAGCTGCCACCGACGAACGGCGCGGCGCACGTTCAGATTTGGCCGGTTCAGAACCTGACGGCCACTTTTCACGCCTCGCAGAATGGTGCGAGCGGCGCGTGGATCATCACCGCACCACAATCACCAGAAGGAGATGATCATGGCGATTTCGCTGAATGATCTTCGAACCGTCCGGGCCGATCGGCCTCCGCGCATTCTGATCTACGGCAACGAGGGCGTCGGCAAGACGACGCTTGCCAGCGAGTTTCCGAACCCGGTCTTCCTCCAATGCGAGGAGGGGACGCCAGGCGAACTCGAGTTGCAGTCGTTCGGCTTCCTGCCCGACTTCAACGCCGTCATGGAGGCCATGACTGCGCTCTACGATGGCGAGCACGACTTCCAGACGCTCGTTCTCGACAGCGTGACGGCTCTGCAGGCGATGATCTTCGCCGAGGTCTGCCGGCGCGGCGACGAACACGGCAACCCCAAAGCGCGGATTGAAGATTTCGGCTACGGCAAGGGCTACGCCAATTCCAAGCCTGTTCTTCGTGAGTTTCAGGACGGCTGCGACGCACTGCGCCGCGATCGAGGCATGGCCGTGGTTCTGATTGCCCACTCGATCGTGACGACGTTCAACGATCCCGAAACGCAGGCTTACGATCGCTATGAGATCGACCTGCACAAGCAACTCAACGGCCAGATCACCCGCGACCTCGACGCGATCCTGCTTCTCAAGAAGCCGGTCAACATGAAGGTCGAGGACGGGAAGGGCTTCAACCAGAAACGCGCCCGCGCCGAGGGCGCCGCCTCGACGATTAAGATCCACGCCGTCGGCAAGCCGGCCTTCGTCGCGAAGAACCGCTACGGCATCCCCGAGAGCGTCATCTTCGAGCGCGGCCGAGGCTACGACGCCCTGGCTCAGTATCTGCCGGCGCCAGCCGACGCCTCCCCCATCAAGAACGCCGCTTAAGGAGCGCCAATCATGGTTGATATTTCAGGCTTCAACGCCAACGACTACGAGCCAACGCAGGAATATGAAGTCTTGCCCGAAGGCAAATACCACGCCGAGATCGTCAACTCAGAAGAGCGTGACATCGGACAAGGCGGATCAAAGGGTTTGAAGCTGACCCTTCAGTGGAAGATTTTGTCCGGCTCTGCCGAGGGGCGGATTGTCTTTCAGGATATCCTCCATCGCTACAATGTGCAGGGCGAGAAGGGCGACAAGACGCGCGAGATCGCGGCTCGTCAACTCTCTTCGATCTGCCACGCCGTTGGCCGGCTCGCGCCGAACAACACCGACGAGCTCCACAACATCCCGTGCGAAATCTCGGTCGGCTTCCAGAAGCAGAACGTCAACCCGGAGACCGGCGAGAAGTACGCCCTGCGCAACGAGATCAAGGGCGTGAAGCCCTGGAGCCAGAACGGCAACGCCGCTCCGCGCCAACAGTCGTCTCCGCCGCCGCAGGCTCGCCAGTCGACGCCTCCCGCCGCTGGCGGCTGGGCTCGCCGGGCTGGATAGGTCAGCGGCCGGGCGGGTCGTGAGATTGGCGTCCTAGCCCGCCCGGCACCCCATCGAACCAACGATTTGAACGTCGCTCGAAGGAGTTTCAGCGATGACAGGAAACGTGTGCCCTGAAAAGGGCAAGAGACCTCGCCGAACCGGCTGGCTCAAGAACCCAAAGGTCGCTCGCAAGGGCGAAACGATCGGTGGCGGCTGGTTTGTCTTCCGCCGTGGCAACGACACCCGTCGCATCCGCCCATCATGGTGGCCGTTCGAATATGCGAGCCGTGAGGATGCTGCCGTCCAGGCGGAGAAGCTGGCGGCTGAAAACCCCGGATACCGCTTCGATGTCGTCGGCGTGACCGATAGCTTCGCGACGGCTGCCACCGTTCAGGCGGAGGCGGCATAATGGTCGCTCTCGCCCCCAATCTCATCTCGCAAACCATCACCGCAATTGACGCCGCCCTGGCAGATCGCCAGCGGCCGCGCTTTCAGCGCCGGCTGTCCGGCTCCATGATCGGCAAGGAGTGCGAACGGGCCATCTGGTTTCAGTTCCGCTGGGCCTATGAGCCGGAGCGCTTCTCCGGCCAGATGCTGCGGCTGTTCGAGACCGGCCATCTTCGCGAGCCGCGGGTCTTTCGCGAACTCGCCCTGATCGGCGTAAAGGCGTCCGACATCGACCCGGAGACGGGCGAGCAATGGACCTTCACCGAACTGGACGGCCACTTCGTCGTCAAGATCGATGGGCGAGGAACCGGCTTCGTCGAGGCGCCGAAGACCGAGCACATCGTCGGCATCAAGACGATGAACGACAAGAACTTCAAGGAATTGAAGAAGGTCGGCATCGCGGTCTCGAAGCCCGAGCACGTCGCCCAGGCGCAGAGCGAAATGCACTGCTCCGGCATCCATCGGTTCTTCTACTATGCCGTCAACAAGGACACCGACGAGCTTTATTCCGGCGCCGATGTCCGCATTCGCTACGACGAGGTCGCGGCGATCAAACTGATGGTCAAGGCCAAGCGCGTACTGGACGCCATCCGGCCGCCAGAGCCCATCTCACAAGACCGCAGCGCGTTCGCCTGTCGGTTCTGTAAAGCGAAAGCGGTCTGTGGCGGCGAGGCGTTCGCGCCTCGGACCTGTCGATCATGTCTGCATAGCACTCCGGCCCTCGGCGGCGACGCCGAATGGCGGTGCGAAAAGCACGGCACGATTTTGACCGTCGAAGATCAGGAAGCTGGCTGCGGCGAGCATTTGTTCATCCCTGAACTGGTCCCGGGCAGCCAAATTGACGTCGCGCCTGACGGCTCGTCCGTCACCTACGAGATGCCGGACGGCACGACGTGGGTGGACGGCATTGCGCAGGAGGCTGCGTGATGGGCGATAACCAGTCGAAACCCGACCAATATCAATTGCGCTTTCCTGACGGCCTCCGTGACCGTCTCAAGGACGCAGCCGCAGCCAACCACCGCAGCATGAACAGCGAGATCGTGGCCCGCCTTCTGGCGAGCTTTGGCGAATCCATAAGCGAGCCGGAGGCCGCGCCGATGGAACGAATTACAGCGCAACAAGGCGACCCGCAGATCAAGTTCCGCTTTCCAACATGGATGCACGAAGCAGTGAAAGCTCGTGCAGATGCGAATGGCCGATCAATGAACGCAGAGGTTTCTGCGATCGTGGCGGCAGCGCTGAACGGCGAAGACGACCGGCTCGCACGTATCGAAGCTAAGCTGGACGCCCTCCTGAATGGAGGGGCTGCGTGATGGCGAAGCGACCAAGACGGCTCATCGAACAACAGGTCACGGTCGAGTTGAGCCTCGACGAGTTCGAAGACGAAGTCATCCGCGATGAGTACGAGGCGCGGTTTGGCGCCATGGCGGCGATTGAGCCGCGCAATGCTGACCGCCTCGCCGAACTGATTGCCGAGGGCGCGACCGACGAAGCGCTCGACCTCCTGCGCGAGATCGCGCCGGACACCCTCTACCCATCCACCATCAAGCGCCTGGTCGCCGACCGGCAGCATCAGCGGAGCCTTGCCTGATGTTCGATTTCACCATCCCACGCGCCGATTTCCTGGCTGCCGTCGAGCGCATCGAAAAGCTCTCGCCACCAAAGGCCACGGTGCCGATCCTGTCTCATTGCCTGATCGCCCTTGGCGAGGACGGCACGCTGACAATCACCGCCACCGACTTGCAACGCAAGGGCGTTGCCACGACGCGAGCCGAGATCCAAACCGGCCACGGCGCTGTCTGCGTCTCGACCGTCCATCTGGCGACAACCCTCAAGCGCGTCAGCGCCGACAGCGTGATGTTCACGGTCGACGATCGCGAGGCGCTGCTCAAGTGCGGCCGGTCCAAGATCAAGATGCCGACGCTGCCGGCTGTCGATTTCCCCGACATTCGCAAAGAGGCGATCGGCGGAAGCGTCATGCGAATGGCTGGCCCCGACATCGAGCGGATCGTCTCTGCCTGCGCCTTCGCGATGGAGAAGAGCGAAATCCGCTTTCACCTCAAGGGCGTTTATCTGACGAGCGAGGGAGACAAACTGACGGCAGTGGCGACGGACGGGTACAAACTCGCCCTGGTCAGTCAGTCAATGCCGGAGGGCACGCACGACCTGCCGCCGTCCATTCTCCCGGATGCCCTGATCGTCGCACTCGCGCCCTTCACGAAGTCGCAGACTGTGGACGTGACGATCGGCGAGAGCTTCGCCGAGTTCGCCACGGACGGCTATTCGCTGACTTCTCGTCTAGTGGATGCGACCTATCCCGACTTCCGGCGGGTCGTTCCGACTGACCAGCCGCTCGTTGTCAGGGCAGATCGAGAGGCGCTGATCGCTTCGATCCGTCGTGTCGAGACGTTTGCCGGCGGCGGCGAGCGTGAGATCGCCTTCATCGTCACGCCCGACACGCTTCGGCTTGTCGCGGCTTCGGCCGCGACGGGCGAGGCTGAAGACGAGATGGAGGTCGACGGCGACGCCGACATGCTCATCGGCTTCAAATCGGACGTGATCTTGCTCTCGCTCCAAAGCCTCGATTGCGACGAGGTGGAGATCAAGCTTCGCGACGGAAGTTCGCCCGGCGTCCTGATCGATCCCGGTGACGACAGCCGTCTGGTGGTCGTCATGCCGTACCGCCTCGGCGCCGCGACCATGCAAGCCGTCAATCGCGGCGTGCCTTCCATGATGGAGGCGGCGTGATGGGTGTTCAAGATTACGGGCAGTTTCTCAAAGCCAAGACGCACGAAGGCGCGAAGCATGGTTTCGAACCAATCTTCATGCCAGAAAGCGCCTTCGATTTTCAGGAAGCGATGATCGGCTACGCCGTCGAGAAGGGGCGCGCTGCGGTCTTCGAAGACTGCGGGCTCGGAAAGACGCTTCAGTTTCTCGCCTGGGCGGAAAACGTCGTTCGTTTCACCAATCGACCGGTTCTCATTCTCACGCCGCTGGCGGTGGCCGGGCAGACGATCCGCGAAGCCGAAAAGTTCGGCATTGAAGCGTCTCGTTCGTCCGATGGGTCAATCCCTACGAAGATCGTCGTCACCAATTACGAACGCCTCGGCGCGTTCAACCCGGCCGATTTCGCGGGTGTCGTCTGCGACGAGAGCTCAATCCTGAAAAGCTTCGACGGCTCGCGCAAAGCTGAAATCACGGATTTCATGCGCAAGGTGCCGTACCGGCTTCTTGCGACCGCGACGGCCGCGCCCAACGACTACATCGAACTCGGCACATCGTCCGAAGCCCTTGGATACATGGGTTACATGGACATGCTGAACCGGTTCTTCAAAAACGACCAGAACAACAGCGCAACCAGGCGCATGTACGGCGAGGCGACGAAATGGCGCTTCAAGGGACATGCCGAACTGCCGTTCTGGCAGTGGGTGTGCTCGTGGTCACGAGCGATGCGCAAGCCGTCCGATCTCGGCTTTGACGATGGCGCATTTCGGCTTCCGCCGCTGATCGAGAACTCGCATCTGGTCGAAGCCAAGAGCCTCGCAAACGGAATGCTTTTTGCTCTTCCGGCCGCGACGCTCCCCGAGCAGCGAGACGAGAAGAAGCGAACAATCAAGGAGCGGTGTGAGCGCGCCGCTCAACTGGTCGATCACGGCGAGCCGGCCATAGTGTGGTGCCAGTTCAACGAGGAGGCCGACCTTCTCGAGAGCATCATCCCTGGCGCGAAGCAGGTGTCGGGATCGCAGAAGGACGAGTTGAAGGAAGCTCGGTTCATGGACTTCATCAATGGGGACATACGTGTCCTTGTGACGAAGCCGAAGATCGGCGCTCTCGGGCTCAATTTCCAGCACTGCGCCCACGTCGTCTATTCCCCCTCGCACTCCTTCGAGCAGTACTACCAAGCGGTTCGGCGATGCTGGAGGTTCGGTCAAAAGCGCCCTGTGACGGTCGATATCGTCATGACCGAAGGCGAGCGGAAGGTGATGGAAAACCTTCGCCGCAAAGCCGACGCCGCCGAAGTGATGTTCGGCAATCTCATCTCTGAAATGAACAACGCCATGACCGTCTCGACGGCGAAGGCATTCGATCGCCCAATGGAGGTGCCAGCATGGTAAACGTCATCGATCAGGTCATTAGCGACAACTACGCCATCTACAACGGCGATTGCATCGAGGTTATGGCCGGACTGCCCGACAAGTCGGTGCATCTTTCGGTCTACAGCCCACCGTTCGGCGGCCTCTATAATTACTCGTCCGACGAGCGAGACCTTTCGAACTGTCGAGACTACGATCAGTTTTTCGACCACTATCGGTTCGTGATCGAGCAGATTGCCCGTGTCACGCTGCCGGGGCGTTGCTCGGCCGTCCATTGCATGGATGTCCCGACCGGCAACACCGGGTCTGATGCCTATATCGATTTCCCCGGTGACATAATCCGGCTTCACCAGAAGATGGGTTTCCACTTCATCGCGCGGCACGCGATCTGGAAAGAGCCGCTGTGGGTCCGCAATCGGACCATGCAAAAGAACCTCGCCCACAAGACAGCCGTGGACGACAGCGTTCAATGCGGTGTGGCCTCGGCCGACTACCTTCTGATCTTTCGCAAGCGAGGTGAGAACCGGGTCCCGGTCGCGAACCCCATCGGATTCCTCGAATATGCCGGCGACGACAGCAAAATGCCGAACGACGTTCGGCGGCTACGCGGCTTCGATGGAGATCAGAAGCAGAACAAGTTCTCGCACTGGATCTGGCGACGGTACGCCTCTTCGATTTGGGACGACATCCGCATGGGCAACGTCCTGCCCTATGAGGAAAGCAGGGAGGCGGATGACGAAAAGCACGTCCATCCGCTCCAACTCGACGTCATCGATCGCGTCGTCCAGATGCGCAGCAATCCCGGCGAGACCGTTCTGACGCCCTTCATGGGCGTCGGATCGGAGGTCTATTCGGCTGTCACCAAGGGGCGTCGCGGGATCGGGGCGGAGCTGAAAACCAGCTACTACCGACAGGCTGTTCGAAATCTCGAAAACGCCGTCAGCGGAAGTCGCGCCATCCAAGGCGGGCAGATTGACGCCTTCGATGTAATCGAGGCCGCCGAATGACCGCGCCCGGCTATTGCCACCGCACCAATGCGGATCGGCACTTCACCCTCATCACGCAATGCCGGCGCGAGGTCGCCGTCCGCACGGGCGAACAGACGCCGCGCGGAATCAAGGAGAAGCGACAGGCGCGAGAGGGCGCCGTCGCATCCTGGAAAGACCTCGACGCCTTCAAGAACCCAGAGTGGGAGATCCAATCATGAGCGACACCCCACCATATGCAGGCCTGCGTTCCGTGCTGATGAGCGCGCTGGAACAAGCCGCCAACGGCAAGGGATCGGATCGCCATGGCAATGGCTTGCCCTTCACAGATCAGCCGATGATGGAGATCGGTCGCATGACCGGGGCCGGAGGGCCCGCCTTCCAAGCGATGAAGAAATCCCAGGAAGCGCTCGGCATGATCCGTCGCGGCCAAGATAAGGCGGCCGAGGCTGAATTGCTTGGGGCGATCAACTATCTGGCCGGCGCCATCCTCTTGATCAGGGAGGGCCGGGCATGACGATCTTATCCGCACAATCCATCCGCGACGTTCGTCCGATCGAACCCTTCCTTGAAAGCTTCAAGGTGGCTGGCATGACGGCAGGTCTTTCGGTCGCCGGCTATGACATCAGGATCCGCGAAACGATCACGCTCGAGCGAGGCGGATTCGCCCTCGCATCGACCATTGAGCGCTTCGTCATGCCGCTCGATGTGATCGGCATCGTTCACGACAAAAGCACGTGGGCAAGGCGCGGGCTCGCTTGCCAGAACACCGTGATTGAATGCGGCTGGCAAGGCTTCCTGACCCTCGAGCTGACCAATCACGGCGATGGCCCGTTGCAGATCGAAGCCGGAATGCCGATCGCGCAGATCCTGTTCCATTGGGTCGATCGCGTGACGGAGGGCTACGACGGAAAATACCAGAACCAAGCTGATCGTCCGGTGCCGGCCATCCTCGAAACGGACGAGGTGTCGGCATGAGCACTCAAAGCGTTCTCGATCGCCTTTCAGCTTGGGATCACACGCCCCACGAGGGCGACCCGATGGTTGATTGCCTTCTGGATGATGTCGCCTTGGCGAAAGCCGAAATCGAAAGGCTTCAAGCGATCATCGATAGCCGCCCAGCGATCAACGCGGGTCTGCCTGGAACCTACATTCGATGGTCTCGGAGCATCTACGTGATGGAAGCCGCTCATGTTCTGGAGACGGCACAATGACCCTAACCCTCCGTCCATACCAGCGCAAAAGTCTTGATGCTCTCTATGGCTATTGGGAGACCGAGCGCGGTTCGCCTCTCATCGTGCTTCCGACCGGCGCCGGCAAGTCGCTCGTCATCGCCAAAATGGTGGAAGAGCTCTTGGCGCAGTTCCCTGATCTTCGGGTGGCGATCGTCACCCATTCCAAGGAGCTGATCGTTCAGAATTATCGGGAGCTGATCGGCCTGTGGCCGGCGGCGCCCGCCGGCATTTATAGCGCCAGCGTCGGCCGCCGAGAGACGCATTCCCGCATCCTCTTCTGCGGCGTCCAGTCGGTCTACAACAAGGTGGACCTGATCGGGCCGCGCGATCTGATCATCGTGGATGAGGCTCACCTTATCCCGCGTGACAGCTCGACCATGTACGGCAAGTTCTTCGCGAACATGGCCGAAATCACCGCCGACATGCGCGTCTGCGGACTAACGGCGACACCCTATCGAATGGACAGCGGCCTTCTCGCCGAGGGGCCGGGCGCGATGTTCGATCGAATCGTCTATGAGGCCAATGTCGGCGATCTGATCGAAGGTGAATATCTCTCGCCGCTGATCTCCAAGGCGTCGGCCGCTCAGATCGATCTCAACGGTATCGGCACCAGGGCGGGCGACTTCATTTCGTCGGACATGGAGCGCGCGGCTATGGCCGACGGTCTGGTCGAACGGGCCGTTGCCGAGCTCGTGGCCTATGGCCAGGACCGGCGGGCATGGCTCGCCTTCTGTTCCGGCGTCGATCATGCGACGGCCGTTCGCGATGCGATCCGCGCTCACGGCATTGCCGCTGAGACCGTCCATGGTGCGATGAAGCAGGGCGAACGCAACGGGGTCATCGAGCGGTTCCGCCGAGGCGAGATCCGATGCCTGACATCGGTCAACGTCCTGTCGATCGGCTTCAACGTCCCGCATGTCGATCTGGTGGCGCTGATGCGCGGCACGAAATCGACCGGCATGTATGTCCAGCAGGTCGGCCGGGGCTTCCGCCGCGCGCCTGGCAAGGAGAACGCGTTGATCCTCGACTTCGCGTCCGTGATCCGAATGCATGGGCCGGTCGACGCCGTATCGGTCCTGCCGAAAAAGAAAGGTGCGAAGGGCGAGACCGAGAAGGTGACGGTCAACGATGTTCGGGCCAAGGAATGCCCGGACTGCGAAAGCCTGGCGGCGCTGAACGCGAGAACCTGCAAGGTCTGCGGCCACGAGTGGCAGATCGAGGTGAAGCCCAGCCATGAGGCCGAGGCGGATGCGACGACGGGCATTCTGTCGTCAGAAAAGGTGCCGCCGCAGTCCATCCCGGTCCTGCGCTGGGATTGGAAGCGGTGGAAGAAGGAGGGGTCGCCGGACAGCGTCCGCATCACCTATGTCGCCGGGCTCAACACCTATATCGAATGGGTATGCCCCGAGCATGGCGGCCGTGCCGGCGAGAAGGCGGCGAACTGGTGGTCGGAGCACGGGGGCGACATGCCGCCGCCAAGAGATGCGGACGAGGCATTGGAGCGGCGAGGCGAGGCCACCTTGCCCGCCACCATCACCGTTCGACCGGCCAAGCACAATCCTCGCTATTTCGACATCGTGGGCCGGTCCTTTGCGGCCGCGCAGGGGAGGGCGGCATAATGAACCCTCCGCCACCAAACCGGCGCTCAGTCGCCGGCATTCCGAAAGAGCTTCTCGCGACGGCGCCGAGAAAATGGATGCCGAACGCGATCGGCGTCAGGGTGCGCGTGATCGATCCGAAATGGATCGAAGAGTGGCATCTGGAGCAGGAAGCTATCGCGGCTTGGGAGGCGCTGATTGCCGAGCGCCAGCAGGACATCAGAAGCCATATCGAAAGGGTCGCCGATATCATCGCGGGGCGATCGGAGGGTGTCGTGACGCCATTCGAGAGAACGATCGCGGAGCTCGACGCCATCATGCGGCGACGCGGCATCACGTCGGATGAGCTGTTCGGGCCATCCCGCAAGCGGGCCATCGTTGAGGCGCGCGCTGACTGCTACGCCTTTCTGCAAAAGAAGGGGTGGAGCCTTCCCCGCATCGGCCGCATGTTCCGCAAGGATCACACCACCATCCTGAACGGCATTCAGCGCCGGCGGGAGACCACCAATGCCGCGTAGCTCCGATCACTCGACCTGTGCCGTCTGTGGGCGGCGCGGGACCGGCCTCGGATATTCCGAGCCCAGGCAACCCTTCCGCCCGCTCTGGCTCTGCGACGACCCAGATTGCATCCAGATCGCCAAGGACAGCTATTCCATGCCCCAGGACGACTTCAACCGGATCGAGCGGATGGCGCACCAGGACGCCGGCCATGCGCTAGAGCGCTATTGCGACCGGATCGGCAAGACCGATTTCCGCGATTTTACCCAGGACGAGTTCGAGGGCGCGATGGAAAGCGTCTTCGCCGAATATCACGAGGCCATGAAGGGCCGGCTCAAGAACGAGGCGCCGTTCTGATGGGCGCGGCAGAGGCAATCGCAACCCAGCGCGAGGCGCTGTGGAAGTCCGGCTACCGCCCGGTCCCGGTCTACAATATCGACGCGCGGGTCAATTCGCCCGGGAAGCAGCCGAAGGGGTTCGCGTGGCAGCGCGAAGCGCTCTTGGACCCGCCAGGATGCGTCGCGCGGCCACCGGACGGGGACGCCCTGAACACCGGCGTCATGGCCAATGGATATCGGGTCGTCGATCTCGACGTGGATGATGGAGCCGTATCAGATCAACTGATGCGGCTTTCTCTTTCTCTTCTCGGCCAAGCGCCCATGCGGTTCCGCGAGAACAGCGGCCGCCGGCTTCTGGTCTACCGCGCTGCCCATGGGGAACCGGGCAAGCGATCGATTAAGGGCGCACTTGGAAAGGTCGAGGTGCTGGGCAAGGGGCAGCAGTTCGTCGCCTATGGCAAGCATCCATCGGGCGCCGATCTTTGCTGGGAGCGTCCGCTCGAGGATTGGCCAGCGGAGGATTTGCAGCCGGTCAGTGAGGATCAGATCGGCGAGTTTCTGGCCAGGGCCGCCGAATTGATCGGCAGTGCGGAGCACGCGCGCGACGTCGTGCCCTTCCGGCTCGGCGAATACACGGCCAACTCGCCGACAGGCCTTGGCGAGATCGACCACCTGTTGAGTTTCGTGCCGCCGGACAGCCCCTATGAGGAGTGGGTTTCGACCCTCATGGCCGTCCATGCGGCGACGGGTGGATCGTCTGACGGCCTCGAGATCGCCGACAACTGGAGCCGGCGGGGATCGAAATACAAGCCGGGAGAGGTGGCGAAGAAGTGGGGATCGTTCCGATCGACCGGCATCACCGGGGCAACTCTCGCCGAGCTTGCCCGCCAGCATGGCGCGGACCTGTCAGCCATTCGCATCGCTCACATGCCGGAGGACCCCGAATGGAAGGCGATGGTGGAGCACGGGCGCCAGGTCGCGCGGACGATCAAGGCGCCGCGGGCCGGACAGATCAGGCACTATGTCGAGGACGACGACGGCAACGTCTTCGACGAGGACGGTAATGCGGCGCCGGAAGAGGTTGCGGAGGTCGAGCGTCAACGGCGAGTCGCGGCGAGATCGGACCTCGAATGGTTCGATGACGTTCGGCCGGTGGTCGAGGTTCCGTACATCGTGAAGGGGCTTCTCGATCATGGGTCCATGTCGGTGGTTTACGGACCATCGAACAGCGGCAAGACGTTTTTCGCGCTCGATCTCGTTTTCAACATCGCGATCGGCAATCAGTGGCGGGACAGGCGCGTTCACGGCGGGTCGGTTCTCTACCTTGCCGCAGAGGGTGGAAACGGCATCGCCAATCGCATTGCAGGCCTGCGGAGCGTCTTCGGCTCTGTCGACGTGCCCCTGGCGCTCAGACGTGCGGGCCTCGATCTCCTGAAGCCCACGGCTGATCTGAACTACGTCATCACGCTCGCCGAGGAGGTGGCGCGGCGCGAACCGTTGGCTGTGATCGTGATCGACACCCTGTCGCGCGTGATCGCCGGGGGCGATGAGAACGCGGCTTCCGACATGACCGCCTTCATCAAGAACATCGACGTGATCCGCCAGAAGACCGGCGCGCACATCATGATCGTCCACCACACCGGCAAGGACGCGGCGAAGGGCGCGCGCGGCCACTCGTCGCTTCGCGCGGCAACCGACACCGAGATCGAGCTCTCGGTCGACGATTTCGAAAACCGGGTCGCCAAGGTCACGAAGCAGCGCGACTACGAGGGCGGCGAGGAGTTCGTCTTCGGCCTCAAGTCGGTGTTCCTCGGCATCGATCAGGACGGAGACAACGTCACCACATGCGTCATCGAACCCATCGAGAAGGTGACGACGGGCGGCGAGGACGCGCCGCCGATCGAAGTGTGTCGGGCCATGCTGAAGGAGATCGACGCCGGCTGGACGTCGAACAATCCGCTCTCGACGGCGCCCCAGAGCAAGCACTCTGGGCGGTACGCGGCGCGCTATCTGGCGACCACGTTCAAGCTCCCGCAGGGCAAGGTTCAAAAGCTTCTGGAGGGGTGGATCGATGGCGAAATCATCGTCGTCGACATGGTCGATTTCCATTCCAAGAAGCGCGGCCTTCGTGTTCGGGAATGGATTTAAGGTAGCATTCGTGGCTTGCGGAAGTCTGCGGAGGTCCAAGAAAAAAGCCAATTATTTCAATGCGGAAGTTTGTTGCGGAAGTGCGGAGGTTGTATGTGTAAGTCATTGAAATCATTTGCGGAGGTCTGCGGAAGTCTGGCTATACCCTAAAGGGTTCCGCCGGGCGCCTCGGAGCGCCCCGGCGAGAGGGAGGACGAAGGGGCGTTATCCACACCCGCCGATCTTCCCGTCCGGCTTCGTTTCTGCCATCATCCGAATTGCTCACCACGCCTGCCACGGGCTCCCTCACCGCCACCCCGAGGAAGCCCGACATGAAGAAAGCCGAGACTGCTTCGACGTCACAGGACCGTTCGCCATCGCTCCGTGAGCGAATGAGCGACACGCAAGTCGATCACGACATTCTCGACATCGCGGCACGTTTGCACTGGTACGCCTTGACCGTTCCGGCGCAGAAGGAGTTCGTCGCTCAGAAGATCCTGCGGCGATATGGGCTCCGCACGTTCGTCCCCTTGCGCCGCGAATATCGGCACGCCAGCGCGAAGGCGAAGCGAACCCGGCAGCCGAAGCAGGAATTCTGCTTTCCACTCGCACCACGCTACCTGTTTGCCGGCTTCACCCCTGGGCGGCCTCTCTGGTTCGATCTGTTCTCGCTGCCATGCATCTCTGGCGTGGTCGGCATTGATGGGCGGCCCATGCCGATCGTCAGGAAGGACATGACCCGGCTCGTCAGAAAGACGGCGACTGGCATCAATGCGCCGGAGGCTCAGAAATTCATGCGGACCCATCACGAGTTCTCCGTGGGCGATGTGGTCCGCGTTATGGATGGCCCGTTCGAGGGGCTATCGGTGCCGGTGGTTGAGATCACAGGCGGATTGGCTCGTCTTTGCCTCTCGTTGTTCGGCGGCGCGGTGGATGGCGTCGAGGTGAGGCTTGACTGGCTTGAGGCGGCGTGAGATGGATGGGCTCAGGACGACCCCGGCCATTGCGTGAATGCATGTCAGTGCTCGGACCCAGCCCCAGCGTTGAGCTTGGCGGTATGGATGGATGTTTATGGCCTCGCCGATGCGGGGCCTTTTTTGTTTCTCCCAAACATCACGAGATCGGTCATGGCGCTCACCGCGAAGCAGAGCCGCTTCGTGGAGCAAGATCATGAAGCTTCTGAACCGTTTGTTCGCCAGGATGATCATCCGGGCAATGCTCAAGCGCGGGCTGTGATGCCCGACCCCAACCCCGCCGCCTCCGAAATCCTCCCATACGATGAGCGGACGGAGAGGTTTGAGTGATGCTGATCCTCAAGATCACAGGCGATGGGCTGCCGAAGCTGAACCGTGCTCTTGATGAGCTTGGCAACGAGACGGTGGCCCACAAGGCATATCGCAGGGCGATCAACAAGATCGGCGATCAAGCCCGAACCCGCGTAAAGCGAGAGCTGGCTGCCCAGGTGGGGCTCACGCAAAAGAAGCTCGTCGAACTCGGCGGTTTTCGCGTGACCCGAGCCAACTACTCGGCGCTCGAATACAAGATCAGCACGTCCGGCAGCCCGATCCCTTTGAAGGAGTTCAGCGCGAAGCAGTTCTCCTACGGCGTTCGTGCAAAGCCATGGGGGCGCTCGCAACAATTTCCGTCTGCTTTCATCTACGCAGGCCGGTGGGATAGCGGCAATGCAATCGCAGACGGCCACGTCTTCAAACGCACGTCGAAGAACTCTTTGCCGATTGAAAAGCTCTACGGCCCCTCCATCCCCAAAGAGATGGTGCAAGGCGCGACGGCCGCAGCCTTCACCGAGTATGGACCGAAGCTTCGTGAGCGCGTCGAGCATGAGCTAAGGCAGATCACTCAAGGCGTGGTCAGCTAGATCGTATCCGAAATGCCATGGCGATATGCTACCCTCGGTTTAGGGACCGTCCTATGGGGGCAAGGCGGACGGGTGCGCGGCAGCCCGAGATATCGCTAGTTTCTCAATTTTCGAAATGAGCTTCCCTCCCTATGCCAAGCACCGTCAGTCAGATTGCCTTGGCAGAGCTTTTGGACGTCACGCCGAAGACTGTCCGGGCATGGGAGCGGCAGGGCTGCCCGGTGGAGGTCAAGTCACGGAAACGAGGCCAGCCTTCGGAATACCTCGTGGCGGATGTCGTCCGCTGGCGCGAGCAACAGGCGGCTCTCGCAGCTTCTGGCGATCTCTCCGCAATGGACATGGACGAGGCGAAAAGGCGGAAGCTTGCCGCTGAGGCCGCCATGGCGGAAATCGTGCTGGATAAGGAGCGCGGGGAGATTGCCGAGATCGCGACCATCATGGGCGTCGTCGGCAAGGGATTGGAATCCTGCCGGGCTCGCTTGCTTGGCATCAGTTCGAAGATTGCGCCGATCCTCGCGATGGAGACGGACGCCACAACAGCGAAAGAGATCGTGGACGACGCGATCCACGAGGCGTTGAATGAAATCAGCGGCCCCGCATTTGCATTCGCGGACGAGGCAGAGGGCGATGGTGAAGAAGGCGCTGACGGCTCTTTTGATGAGCCGGATGACGCCGCCTCCAACGCTCACCCTAAGCGAATGGGCTGACGAATACCGGAAGCTTTCCAGCGAGAGTTCAGCCGAGCCCGGAGACTGGAAGACGAGCCGAGCTGAATATCAGCGCGGTATCATGGATGCTCTCGCCGAGGATCGCGTTAAGAAAGTTGTCTGCATCAAGGCCGCGCAAGTCGGCTGGACGGAGATCATCAACAACACGGTCGGCTATTATATCGACCGTGATCCCGCGAGCATTCTCGTCTTGCAGCCGACCGTCCACATGGCGGAGCAGTGGTCGAAGAAGCGCTTGGCGCCGATGCTTCGAGACACGCCCTGTCTCGCCGGAAAGGTGAAAGACCCGAAAAGCCGCGACAGCGACAACACCATCCGAGAGAAGGGTTTCCCAGGCGGCTATCTTGCGATCGTGGGGGCGAACGCACCATCCGATCTTGCGTCTCGACCTGTTCGGATTGTTCTTGCCGACGAGGTTGATCGCTATCCCTTGTCGGCTGGGTCGGAAGGTGATCCGCTGACGCTCGCGGCCAAACGCCAGACAAATTACTGGAACAGAAAATCCCTGGTAGGATCGACGCCGGTCGACAAGGAAAGCTCGGTTGTCTATCGCGAGTGGCTGGCCTCGGACAGGCGGCGCTTTCACGTTCCATGCCCCGATTGCGGGCATGAGCAGCATTTGAAATGGGCGCAGGTTCATTGGGACAAAGACGAGCGCGGCGAGCATCGACCGGAAACGGCGATGTATGCTTGCGAAGAGTGCGGATCGCTTTGGACTGACGGACAGCGCTGGCGCGCCATTGCGAAAGGTCGTTGGATCGCGGAACGGCCGTTTGCCGGCGTGGCCGGCTTTCATGTTCCTGGGTTCCTGTCCCCTTGGCTGACGCTCCAAGATATCGTTGAGGACTTCATCGCCTCAAAGTCTTGGCCGACCAAGCTCAAGACGTGGGTCAACACGGTTCTCGGCGAGCCATGGGAAGAACGAGGCGAGGCGTCGGACCCGAACCAGCTTCGACAACGCGCCGAGCCCTACAACGATGACAATGTGCCCGAAGCGGTGCGCGTCATTACTGCCGGCGTCGATACGCAGGACGACCGCCTTGAGGTCACGTTTGTCGGATGGGGCGACGGCGAAGAGGCATGGGTGCTCCGACACTACGTCCTGCCCGGCGTTGTTGGCGAACCTGAGCTTTGGAACAAGGAATTGGACCCGCTATTGAAGCGGACCTTCACTTCAGAGACCGGGCATAGGCTTTTGTGTCGGGCGGTTTGCATTGATAGCGGTGGTCACTTTGGCGCCATGGTCCATGCGTTTTGCCGGGCTCGGCCATCGCGGAAGATCTACGCGACGAAGGGTATCGGCAACGATCATCGGGGGTCGAAGCCGATCTGGGGCAATTCGCTCCTGCGATCCAAGAATTCTGCCGATCGCCTTTGGGCAGTGGGTGTTGATAGCGCCAAGGATGACCTAGCAGCTCGGCTGCGGATTCTACCGAAAGCGGGAGAGAGGGCGCCTCGTGCTGTCCATTTTCCACTGCCGGATGTTTTGAGCGTCGATTACTTCGAACAGCTTACGGCCGAACACGCGGTAACGGAGTTCAACAAGGACGGCCGGAAAGTCCGGCGCTGGAAGCCGAAACAAGAGGGCGCCAGAAACGAAGCGCTGGATTGTTTCAATCTCGCCCAGGCCGCGATGTTGTCGCTCCCAATTCGCTTGTCGAAGCCGTCATTGATTGCCTTGCCTGAAACGACGCCCGAACGTGCCGAGCCTGAACAGAAAACGGCGGAGCCGCAGGCCGAGCGTGTCACCGCCGAACCAGTTCGACCGATTGCGCGTCCCGCGCGTGTTGGGCGCGGACGCTGGAACAGCTACCGATAGGGACTACTCATGCAAGACCTGAAGCCGCGCGTTCGCGTCAAAGCGGGGGCGGTCGCGTTTCCTGCCGCGCCTGCGGCTTCGAAAGCGCCTACGATCACGGCCCGCTACCTTCGCGACACCCGAACCGGGATGCTCTCCATGCGGCGGGCGGTGACGCGAGACGCGAAATGGGACGTGGCCGAGGCGGCGCAACGCGCGTCGTCTCTCGCCTACGACTTCATTCGCAACAGCGGCTATCTGGCCGGGGCTGTGAACCAGGTTCTGTGCGACACGATCGGCGAAGAGCTTAAGCTCAACTGCCGTGCGCAGCTCCAGGCCCTTGGCTACTCGGCAGAGGACGAAGGTAAATGGCAGAGGGACGTCGAACGCCGGTGGCGCCGCTGGTCCTATGACGCCAAGGAGTGCGATCTCGCAGGCAAGATGACGATCGCCGAGATGACGGACGCCATGTTGCGCTCCTATCTCGCGACGGGTGAAGGGTTCGCCATCCTCGACAGTCTGACCGTTCGCCAGCGGCGCATGTTGAAATGCTCGACCGGGCTGAAGGTGACGTTGGTCCCGGCGCATCGGTGCCCGAATGTCTCGCGCGAGTTCGAAGGCTTCAACGGCGGCATCTTTCACGACGCCTGGGACCGGGCTCGGTTCTATCGTTTTCGCCGTCGTGAGAGCGGCATCGACGTTGATCATGATGTGCCGGCGTCCGACGTCATCCATGTGATGGATCGCGGAGACAATCTCGGCAGTCCACGCGGCATCTCGCCGATGGCGCCCATTCTGAGGGCCGCTGCTCAGGGCGACCAACTGGCCGATGCGACGCTGGCCGTGGCGCTGATGCAATCGGCCTTCGCTGCCGTTGTTCGATCGCCAGAGCCATCGGAGACCGCTTTTCAGGCGTTGCAAACCCTTGAGGGTCTGGAAGCCCCGATGGGTGAAGATCCACTCGGCTGGGGCGAATATCTCGGCGGGTTGCGTGCCGATCTCCTTGAGGTCTGGGCTCAGCGCATCGACGCGCTCAAGAATGGAAGCCTGGCGCTCAACGACCCGGCGCGCGTCGCGCATCTCGGTCCTGGCGAGACGCTGGAGATGGTCACGGCCGATAATCGGGCCGACAATTACAAGGCGCTGTGGGAGACGCTGGCGCGCGAGATGGCCCGGTGCCTGGGGCTCACCTTCGAGAGCTTCGCGGGCGACCATTCCAACGCGACCTATTCGAGCGTTCGCATGGCTTGGGCTTCGATCTGGCCGGTCGTCATGCGGCGGCGCGAGCGGATCGCCGTTCCCTTCGTCCAGTCGGTTTATGAACGATGGCTGGAGGACGAGATCGCCGAGGGGCGCATTGATTTTCGGGGTGGCTATCAAGCCTTTGCTGCCAACCGTGAAGCAGTGTTTCAGGCCGAGTTTCAAGGGCCGTCTCAGCCGACGGCCGACGACTATAAGAGCGCGATGGCTGCGAAGGTGAAGCTCGAAACCGGACAGGCTTCGCTTGAAGAGATCCACGCGGCGGCCGGGCAGAACCATTCCGAGACCCTCGCTGCAATCGAGCGCGGGCATCAGTGGTTCACGGAGCGAGGGATACCCTCTCCGTATGGCCGTTCAACGGGTGGCGGCGCTGGCCCTCTTGGGTCGGCCGCAGATGGCAACCGTGAGCCGGCGAACGCCAGCGTCTAACAACTGAAATTCCACGGTCGCAAACGTGGACAGAACGCAATCGCCAAAGCTTCATCGGCTCCGGCGGTTGTGAAAACAACCCCCTGTGCGTTCCGGGCTTTGCGGGCCGGAAGCCGATGGAGACTGGAAATGGACGATCAACGCGATGGCCTGACGCTTTTGGAAAGAGCACAACTTCGTAAGGTTGAGGCGGAAGCCGCTCTTTTGGAGCTTCAGATCAAGAAAGAGGGCGGCGATCTGATTGATCTGACGGAGGCTGAAAACCTCCTGCGCCCTTGTGGCGACAACGATGGGAATAAATGCTCGCTGGCGGATTTCCTTAACCCAAAGCGCACCCCTGCTTATCCTGCGGCAGAGGAGGCGCTGTTCGATCTCGGCGTTCGAATGATCATTATCACTGGCGATGCGGGCACCGGCAAAAGCACTTTGATGATGCATTTAAGCCGGCTGGCGGCACTCAGTGGCCCCGCCGTTTGTCTTTACCCGACCATGAGCGCGGCGAACGCCGCCGAAAAGTTAGCCGGCCAGTTTCATGGTGCGACATTCGACGTTTCTGGCGCTCCGATTGCGCGTCCATGCAAGACGATCTTCATCGAGGATTGGACCACGCAAGCCCAGGATTCGACGGAGGGAGATTTGGTCGATCTCTGTATGAAGCGAGTAGACAGTTATTGCGGCGGCAAAGTCGTCGTGATTGCAAACGAGCGCTTTCAGTTTTCATGCTTGCGGCTGATCAAGCCCGTATGCACACGCATAATTTCGATGCCATCCGGCCATGTCGCGAGCTTCTGAGGCTATTCATGGCAGACGACATTGACCCCTGCGCAGAGGCGGTGCGCCTTCGGCAGAAGCTTTCTGAAATCGCGACGGGCGAGGCTGTCTCATCGTCGCGCTTTGGAAACGATGAGGCAAAGTTCGCCAAGGCCGACGTGACAGAGCTGAAAAAGCTGATCGCCCATTATGAGCGCGAATGCGCCATTTCGAAGGGCGAAACACCAAAGCGGACCCGCTACGCCATGGCCGCGCGGATGCGCCCCCACTGATCCGAGGACACTATGGCAGCCATTCTTGACGGCGATCGGCTGACGCTGACCGGCGATGTCGGTGATCTGTGGGGAGGTGATGCCTTCAACTATGCCGATGTGTTCGCCGCTCTTGCATCGTATGATGATGACGCAGATCTCACAGTCATCCTGAACAGCGGCGGCGGCGTGGCGACTGAGGGCGCCGCAATTCACTCGCTTCTCTCTCAGCGATCTGGCCGCACTGATGTTCGGATCGACGGCATTGCTGCAAGCGCAGCCTCTTTGATCGCAATGGCCGGCGAGACTGTCACGATGAGTGCCGGTTCGACGCTGATGGTTCACGATCCTGCCGGCATGACGTTCGGCAACAGCGACGCGCACACGAAAACCGTTGAGGCATTGGAAGCCCTCGCGACCGGGTATGCGGCGATCTATGCGAGAAAGACCGGGAAGACCCCGGAAGAATGCCGCGCCGTCATGAAGGCCGAGACGTGGTTCACGCCTGATAAGGCGGTTGCCGATGGCTTTGCAGATGCCGTTCTTGGCAATTCCGCGCCAGCCGTCGCGGCTTTCCCATACCAGATTTACGCCAAGGCTCCTGAGCGGTTTGTCGCGCTCGCCAAGGCTTCGAATTGGCGTCCCTCGGACGACCAAGAACGCGGCTCCGCCGCATCGTCCGAAAACAAGGAGACCCCTATGACGGACAAGGAACGGGCGGATCAGCTTGCCGCCGAACTCGAAGCCCTGAAGGCGCAGATGTCAGCGTCGAAGGATGCCGAGAAGATCGCATCGATGGAGGCCGAACTCGAAAGCCATCGCAAGGAAAAGGCGGATCGCGAGAACGCCGACGCCATCATGAAGCTCGAAAGCGCCAAGGATCATCCCGCGCTGGCGAAGGCTCTCGCCGAGCAGAAGACGCCCGTCGCTGCGGCCGACGCCATCATGAAGGCTACGCCGAAGGCCGAAGCCAGCGCGAACGACGATCGACAGCCGAATGGCGCCGGTCTCGGTATTGGCGCCGGCGGTATGCCGAAAGCCGCTGCCGGACAGGCCGCAATGCTCGCCAACATGAACAAGCTTATCGGTAAGGGGGCCTAATCAGATGCCTGCGATTTTGACCGAAGGCCGGTACGCAAGCGACTGGCTGAAGGAATACGAGCACGACTATTCGGTCGAGGAAGTGACGATCGTTTCCGGCGCCGGCGTGGTCGATAGCGGGACCGTGGTCGGCAAGATCACCGCGTCCGGCAAATACAAGCCCGTCACGGTTGCTGCGAGCGATGGCAGCGAAAATGCCGCCGGCATCGTCATGCGTCTGGTTGATGCGACATCCGCCGACGCCACTGCCGTCATCGTGGCTCGTAAGGCCAAGGTCGTTCACCAGGGCCTCAAGTACGGCGCCGATGTCGATACCTCGGCCGAGCGCGCCGCCATCCATGCTGCTCTCGGCGCTCTCAACCCGCCGATCCTCGTGCGCGAAGGAGCGTAACCCATGCCCAGCATCGTTGACATCTTCAACGACGACGCCTTCAGCGCCACGTCGCTGACTGCCGCCATCAATGTCGTTCCGAATGACTACGGCCGTCTTCGGGAGCTGAACCTGTTCCCCGAGGAGCCGATCCCGACCACCACTGTTGCGGTTGAGTATGCGAACGGCACGCTCAATCTACTCCCGACCCGCGAGCGTGGCGCTCCGTCTTCTCTCGGCATGCCCGAGAAGCGTCAGGTTCGTTCGTTTGAGGCATTTCACGTCCCGCACGATGATTTCGTGCGCGCCGACGATGTCCAGAACATTCTGGCTCGCGTTGGATCAGCCGGGGTCCTGGAGTCGGTTCAGACGCTCGTGAACCGCAAGCAGATCACCATGCGCCGCAAGCACGCGATCACGCTGGAGCATATGCGGATGGGTGCGCTGCGCGGGGAAATCCTCGACAGCGACGGCTCGTCTCTGCTCAACCTGTTCACGACCTTCGGTGTCACGCAGCAAAGCGTCGACTTCGTGCTCGGCACGGCCACGACTGATGTGAAGGCGAAGGCCCGTTCGGTCGTTTCCTACATGGAGGACAACCTTGAAGGCGAGGTGATGACCGGCGTCCATGTCCTCGCGTCGCCGGAGTGGTACGAGAAGTTTATCGGCCATGCGAAGGTCGAGGAAATCTACAAATATTACGACGGGCAGAACAATCCGCTCCGCCAGGATGTGCGGCGCGGCTTCCCGTTCCACGGCCTCACGATCGAAGAGTATCGCGGATCTGCGCAGTATCTGCAGGAAGACGGCACCTATGCCACTCGGCGCTTTGTGCCGGCTGGCGAGGCGATCGCGTTCCCGCTCGGAACGATGGACGTCTTCCGAACCTACTTCGCGCCCGCCGACTTCATGGACACGGTCAACACCCTTGGCGAGCAGATCTACGTTCGCCAAGCCGTCGATCCTGAGTTCCAGCGCTGGGTGAAGATCCACTCCCAGTCGAACCCGCTTCCGCTCGTGAAGCGGCCAAAGCTCCTCGTCAAGCTGACGTCGAGCAACTGAGGAGGCTGACCGATGCAAGTGAAGAACTCGAAGGGCGAGGTCGAGACAATGCGCTATGGCCCCGCTATGGCTGCCGTCGAAGCAGGGACCCATACGATCGTCAACCTCGACGAAGACGGAAAGCCGAAGGCGGAGAAGTCCAAGGCCAAGAAGTCCGACGAGAAGAAGTCGGGCTGACATGCCGGCCCCTGACGAAAAATATCGCGCGCTCGCCAAGAGTGGGCGCGCGAGCATCTGGGATGAGGCACTGCGCCTCTACCCGCTAAAGAACGGCGTCGTTGATCAAAGCCGGCCCCTGCATTCCTGCACAGGCTCTGTCCGGCAGGGCAATGAGAAGGAAGCCAATGCTTCGGGCGGCGGCGCTCAGGCATGGTCGACGCGCATCGCAGCAGGTGAGGCGGAAGCCTACATCACCCGCTCCACCTATACCGGCCCGCAGATCAAGGAAGGCGACAAGCTGCGCCGCATGGATCGCGCCGGGCAGCCTTTCTACGAGATCGCCTCGGTCAATGACCGGGACGCGGGCGACATCATCCTCAAGCTGACGGAAGCCTGATGAGCCTCGTTCGCTATGCTCTCCGCCTTTGCGCCGTCGAGGCGCTGAAGGGGCGCACCCTCGTTGGCGAGAACGTCCGCAACAGCCGGATCGGCGCAATCGACATCGCCGCCGACGGCACGCTGCGCATCAACGAAGAGCGCGGCTTCGTGGACGTCTTCACCGACGACAGCACGGCCGACGAGAACATCGACACCCGCGATCTCCGCGAGAACGGCATGCTGGCGATGAACTTCGAGACCGGCATCACCACCACAATGGTCGAGACCGATGAGCAGACAGCCGAGAGCGTGATTGTAGGCGTTGGCATACCGGCGACAGATGATGCTTTCGAAGCGACCTTGGACATTCTCGACAATCAAATAGTCCGAGCGCTGACCGATCCCGAGAACGAATGGGCCGAACTCTGGCGCAAGCTGTCGGGCGGGGTGGCGAAGATCGAGCGTCGCCGCATCTCCTCGCAGGATGATGGCGTGCGCCGCGCGGCCCGGCAGCTTCGCATCACGCTCAAGGCAAAAGCCGATCCGACCTGGGGGCAAGAGCTTGTTGAGACGTCACCATTCATGCGGTTCAAGGCTTTGGTCGAAGATCGCATTCCGCAACATGCCGGCACCGTCGCTCTGATGATGGGCATGGAAGTCGAAGGCGACCCGGTTGCCATGATCCGTGCGGCCTTCGGCCAGACCGCTTCCGAGGCCAAGGCCCTCGGCTACGCTCTTGCGAGCGACGCGCCGATCTCCGGCTTTACCATCAAGGATGCGCGCGATGAGCCTGCCTCCTGACGACATTTTGCAGATGATCCCCTGGCTCGTTCGCCAGAAGGCGGAAGAGCAAAGGCGCAATCGCAACCGGCGCCGGGCGGGACGGATCATCGAAGCCAAGCCGGCGGAAGGGCTCTATCGGGTTCGGTTCCGCGATGAAGACGGTGAGACGCCTGCCTTTGATAGCCCATGGCTCCCGGTTCGGGCCGTCTCGACTGGCGGTCTCAAAATCCAGGCGGAGCCGACCATCGGCCAGTGGGTCGAGGTCGTGTCCGAAAGCGGCGAGATGATCGACGGGTGGATCGAGATGAGCGGCTTCAACGACGACGATCCGCGCCCGCACGACAAGAACGGCGAGCTGGCCGTGAGCGTGTCGGATGGAGCGTATCGCCAGACCATCGCTCAGAACGGTTCCGAGACCACCAAGGCGGTAAGCCGGACGCACAACACGGACGGCGACATCGACTTCAATACTGGCGGCATAGTCCGTTTCAACTAACCGCGTGAGGTTTCATGCTTTTGCCCGGCGTCATTTTCATTCGCAAGTTCAGAGATGAATTCTCTGGTTTGCCGATGTCTATCGGCTATGCCCATCCGCTTACGGTTGCCGCAGAGACCGCTGAGAACGCGCTGTTGATGGCCGTCGATAACACGGTGGCTGAGACGACCCCGCAGGAAATCGAAGCAAGCGCCATGGAAATGATGCCAGTCAGCGCAACGGACTTCGAAAGAAGCGTGGCCGGCTCTTTGGCAAAGCTCGCGGCCATCGTTCAGATTGCCAGCGTGACGCAATGTCAGATCCCGTCGCCACGCTAGGCGACGGCGCGAGCCATCCCGGCAAAATCACAAGTTCATGTTCCCGTCATTACGCGAACAATGGTCGCCTGATCGCAAGACAGGGCGACACTTTTACGTGCGAGTGGCACGGCGAAAACCCCATCCTCGGCAACGTCTCGCCGAAGGTTCAAGTCGAAGGCCAGATGGCCGCTCGGCATGGCTCCATCTGCGCATGCGGCGCCGTGATCGTCGCCTCCGCAATATCCCCAGAGGTTTGAGATGCAGACCAAGACTTACACCGTCATGGAGCCCGGCTTCCTGTTCGGCGATCACTATCCCAAGGGCGCCAAGATCGAGCTGAACGAAAAGCAGGCGCGTCGCTTCGTCGACGAGGGCCGGATCGCTCTACCGAAGGCTGAAGAGCCCAAGAAGGCGCCTGCGCCGGCCAAAACGGACACGAAGGACTGAGCCGTTGCCAGCGTCCGTCGGGATCAACCGACAGGTCGGGCGCCCTCTGACCGGATGGGAGCACGTCGAGCAAAGCATTGCCGTCATCCTCACAACGCCGATCGGTTCCCGCGTGATGCGCCGTGAGTTTGGCTCCGAGGTTCCAGCTTTGATCGACAGGCCAATGACGAACAGGGTGATCCTGGCCGTCTATGCGGCAACGGCCAATGCTCTGCGCCGATGGGAGCCGCGCTTCCGGCTGACGCGGTGCCAACTCCAGCAGGCTTCGCTGACCGGCGAATTATCGATCGCGCTGTTCGGCACGTATTACCCGAGCGGCCATCTCGGCGATTTCACACCAGATCGGTCTGAGATGACCAGCGTCGTTAGCCTGGGGAGGGCGGCATGAAGACGTTTGTTGCCCCCCAGATCAATCCTTCTCTCCTTCCGGCACCGGATGCGATCGAAGAGGTTGATTTCGAGAGCATCCGATCTGATCGTATTACCGACTTCGTACAGCGCGCCGCATCGGAAGGGCTTGATTATGATGTCGGAGGACTGGAGACGGATCCAGTCGTCATCGTCGAAGAAGTCGACTCATATCGGGAAACTCTTGTTCGAGCCCGCATCAATGACGGCATCCGCGCAGTTCTGCCTGCCTTCGCTAAGGGTGCGGATCTCGATCATGTCGCCTTAAAATCGGGCGTCGTTCGCCAGCCCGGCTGGTCGGACAAGACGCTGCTCCAGGCCTATCTCGCCAATTTCGCTCGACCCTCTGCCGGGTCGGAAGACGCCTACATCATCCATTGCGTCGAGGCTTGGCCGGACGCCTATGACGTGGCCGTGCGGCACGCCGGGCGTGGCCAAGTGGCAATCACCTTGCTGGCGAAGCCCGGCGAGCGGGTGCCGGAAGGTGCTTTCGACGCTATCCGCGAAAGGCTGCGCGGGCGGTATGCAGTGCCGCTGACCGACCGCGATATGATTACCATCGGCGAAGCATCGCTACCGGTATGGACGGCGGCCGTCACGCTTGTCGTGCCGCCCGGCCCGGCGCCCTCCGGCATAGTCGCAGCCGCCGAGAAGCAATTCGCTGATCTTGCCGCGATCACCTATGCGATCGGGATGGGCGTGCCGCTTGACGCCATCTATGCCGCCGCCCGGGTGCCGAACGTCCTTTCGGTTCGCCTCGACGAGCCGTTCGTGGAGATCCCGCGATCGGTTAACGCGGCGCCCGTGTTCGGTGGCGTCCGCATTCGAACAGAGGTCGCCCGATGATCCCGTTCGAGAGGCACCTCCTGCCGCTGTCGTCTTCGACGGCGCTGGAACGCGTCATCTCGGCGACTTCGCATCGGTTGCTCGATCTGCCGGTCCCGTTTCGCGAGACGCTCGACCCGCTCACGACGCCGGCAGAATTTCTGCCAATCCTCGCTCATGGGCAGTCGGTCGACCTTTGGCGCGAGGAATGGCCCGAGGAAAAGCAGCGCTGGGTCGTCGACAACTGGTACAAATTCGAAGCGGCCAAGGGCACGCTTGGCGGTCTCGAAGACTTTGTCGGCCTCGTCGATGCGGCGGTGGTTCACGTCATCATCCCGCCGCAGGACGCGTTCTGGGAAGAGGATTTGACGCTCGAAGAGCACCGGGCTTTCCTTGAGCGGTTTCGCCAGCTCCGGGTCTATCCGTTCTTTCCGGAGATCAAGCACACCGAGGATTGCTTCCCGTCGTCGGACCTTGTCGCCGATGCCGATGCCTATTGGGATGACATGGTCCTGCTCGACGAGGGGGCGGACAACATCTTCCGCCGGGCGGCCTATCTTTACGATCCAGCCGATGGGTCGATGACGGAGCTGACCTTCCGCACGACGACGGAGCTGGTCACCCGCGAGACCTATGTCACTTATGACGAAGTGGTCTTGCCGTCGAAGCCGTCCGAAGGCTTCTTCTGGGACGACTGCCTCGGCGCCTATTTCCTCGACGCCGACGGCTCGGCTGACCGGCTCGTCTATCGGGTGGCGACGGATCGCTCGGCGATGTGGGCGCGCAACCGGGCGCAGATCAACACGGTCGCGCCCTCGCTCGATCCGATCAACATCGACCCCGAGCTCGTCTCGGAAACGGCGCCATTGCGGCCAGGTGACGACTGCTATGACGCCGACAGCTTCTGGGACGACTGCTATCTGCCGGAGAACGATTCCTGGCGCTTCGTCTATGAGCGCACGTTCCTCTTCGAGCCCGATCGCGCTCCGAGCGGGCCGGGCGGCTTCGGCGGCACGTTCTGGGATCACGCTCGGCTCGGCATGCCGGAGTTTCAGGCGATCGCGAAGGTCGATGTGACCGACACCCAGCCGGTCTTCGCGTTTGGTGACGGATTCTGGGGCGAATGCCTGCCCGACCCTGACCTGCGCAAATATGAGGACGTTCTCGACGCGGCCGATCTCGCCCGCGCAGCGCGCGATCAAATCCTCGTCGACACTGCCATCTACCGCCCGCGCCGGGTCGGCGATCCGATCATCATGGGCAAATCCCGCGTCGGCGACTTCGTCCCCGACTTCTTCTGATCTTCCTTCACAATCGAGGACTGCAATGGACCGTGCGGTAAACGTTCGGCCGAACCAGCAAATGACGGCTGGCGACGGGCAGAACATTCAAGAGTTCCTGCGCGCTGGCATCGCCCGGCTCATTCAGGATGCCTTCGGATCGACCGGCTATTATTCCGGCTTCCAGATCTCCCGGCGCGATGTCTGGGAAATCCAGTTCACCGAAGGGCGGCTCTACGTCTCGGGGCAGGCCTATTCGGAGCGCTCGCCGGCACCGATCAATCTCTACAATCAGCGCCCGCTCGAAGGGCAGCGGAAGATCGCGACCATCGTTGCGCGGGGCGAGCCAGTCGATAGCGACGACCAGCCGCGCAAGTTCTTGAAGGACGTGAACACCCGCGAGACGCAGGTCAACACGGTCTCGATGCTGAAGACCTGGACGGTTTTCCTTGAGGCCATCGTCGGCCCGCCCGCGGCCCAGCCCGTCGCCCCCGCCGCGCCCGCCGGCTATGTGAAGATCGGCGAGGTGGAGCTGACCTCGGGCGGCATCCCATCAACCGACGGCATCCGCATGTCGCTTGAGACCGAGCTGCCGAACGTCACTGACATCCTGATGTCGGTCGACGTGCTCGAAGACTGGCGCGAGCAGACGGAAGTGTCTGTCGGCCGCCTGCGAACCGACCTCTTTGCGCTGTCGCGCTCGCTCGAAAATTATGCGTCGCTCGCGCTTCTGCAGGAGGTTCTTCAGCGGCTTTCCGCAACTGAGAAGACGGCGAACGATGCCCTGGCGCTCGCCAGCGACGAGCCATTCCTACTCGATTTCATCGAAGAATTCGCGTCGGAAGAGGCAAGCGACACGGGCTATGCCGGATACTCGGCGCGCATCAAGGATGGGCGGCTGCGCTTCCCGCGCACCGAGGGGAACATCCAGGGCGGCATCCAGCTTGCCAATGCGATCGATCCGAAGGTCGACAAGGTCGGCGATGTGATCACGCCGAAATCGTCGGCGCGCACGGTCATCGACAATTCGGGCAGCCTCGGCCCGTCCGTCCGTCTCCAATCCTACACCATCGCTGAGCAGCCCGTGAGCTACACACCGCCGAGTTCGCCAAGCGGCTATCAGGCCCCGGTCGTCAACCAGCCGACCAAGACCGTCGCCCAGACGCAGGAGCCGGCGAAGACCTGGCTACCATCGACGCAGTCGCTCTCGCAGGTCCAGGCGTCCCTGGGGTCTGGCTACACCGTCACGGTCAAATCGCCGCCCAATCAGTTCGGCGTCGCGTCCTACTACGTCGTCAAAAAATAAGCTCGGAAAGGCGGGGAAGCACCCATGGCAACGCATACTGCACAAGGCCGGGCTCAAACCTTCATCGCGGCATCCGGCGGCCGCCTCAAGGATCTGACGCTCTACTTTCAATCCAAGGCCAGCGTCGGCAACGTCGTGGCCGTGATCTGCCACACGGACGGTGGCTACCCGAACATCGCCAACGCGATCGTTGAGGTGACGATCACGCCTGCGGATATCATCGTCGGAGCCGTTGGCACGAAGATCCCGCTGCCGCCGGAATCGCTCGTGGCCGGTCAGCGCTACGGCCTCGTCATTCTGTCTGCCGGGGACCACGCGCTCTATACGTCGGCCAAGCCGCGCTCAACGACACAGGGTCAACATTGGGCGTTGAACGGGTCGAGCAGTTACATCAAGGGCGATCAGGACGCTTACGACATCGCGTTCCGGCTGACCTATCAGACCTATGAGCAGCCGCAGTGCATCGTCGATCTCGGGGCGATCACCTTCGCGGGCGGGATGGACGGCGTCGTCATCGACGGTGTGGTCGACGAGCCGTCTGGCACGGACATCTATTTCGAGATCCAGAAGGCCGGGGGTCAATGGCAGACGATTGGCATCACCGGCGGTCAGCGGCTCCAGGCCGATTTTACGGACCGGCCGGACAGCATCCAATTTCGCGCCGTTTTCAACGGCACGTCCGAAAAGATGCCCAGCCTTGTGGTCGGCGGCGCGCGGACGGCCATCAAGCCGTTCCGCAACGAGTCGACCTTCAAGCACGCATCGAACGAGATCGATGCCGGGGCGGGTGAGACCGTCAGCTATGTGAAGCTGAACGCCGTCCTCGACTTCTTCGACACCGATGACGACGACTATTCCTTCGACATGCAACTCGATGTCGGCGGCTCGATCATCAATCCGGCCAGCGTGAAGGACGTCCACTTGCGCGACTCGACGCTTGTCTCGCGCACGGCGATCTTCGAACTCGGCACGCCGACGCAGACCTATGCGGCGGTTCTGACGGGGGCAATGGCGACCGGCCGCCTGGAACGCTTCACGGTCGACAACGTCAAGCACTATGCAAAGGCGTAATCTCCTATGCGCAAATACCCGATCCCTTACGCCGTCCAGGGCAACGAGGACTACACGCCTGAATTCTGGAACGATTTCCGCGAGGATGTGGATATCCGCATCCATGTGATCGAGGAATTTCGAGAGCTGGTCCTTGGCGACGGCTATCTCGGCGGCCTTATCAAGGAGGCGCGGGACACCCTGCAAGGCGTTCTCGACCCGGCTGTTCAGACGATCCAGAAGATCCAGGAGAAGGGCTTCCTCGTCGCGCGATCCACAACGAGCGTGACGCTTGCCGAAGGCGCCGAACTCGGCTGGATCATCTCGGAAGGCGACTCCCGTGATCTCTTCACGCCCTCGACCTTCACCATTCTGGCGAACACGTCCGAGCCGACGAACTATGCGGTGCTGCGCACGATCTCCTATGATCGCGATAGCGGTACGTATTTCGCCGAGGTCGTGACCTTCAACGGTTCGCCGGGGCCGCATGGCGGGTGGGAAATCGGTGCGCTCGCCGGCCCGACGCTCGCCATGCTGGATTACCTTGCGCAGGTGAAGGGCGCCCGCGATGCCGTGCTGACGGCCACCGGCCCGATCGCAGACTATGTCGCCGCGATCGAGGCGGACCGCCAGGAGATTGCGACGCTCGCCGGCCAGATCAATCAAAACCGGATCGACGCGGAAGAGGCGGCGCAGGCGGCCCAGACCTTCGACCCGGCGAATTATTACACGAAGACGGCTGCTGACCTGCTGCTCGACAAGAAGGCCGATGCGGATGCGACCGCGACGGCGCTTGCCTCGAAGGCAGATGCCGCCGCGACGACGGCCGCTCTCACCGATCGCGACACGAAGGCCGAGGCGGCGCAACGGGTCTCCGATGCGATCGATGCAATCGTGTTCCCGAAATCCTCGGGCGTCATCACCGCTGTGGCATCCGGCGCTATTGGCAATGGTGACGTGGTCGTTCTGAATCCAGACGGGACAGTCAGTGTTGTAACGCTAACGCCCGAGGGCCTTGGTCCAACTGAAACCTTTTCAAGCGAAAACCTTAGTTGGTTAGCGGGCGCAAAAATCAATGATAATACAATTGTTCTCTGCTATCGTGACGAAGGCAACGCTGGGCGCGGAAGGGCTGTTATTGGCTCTATATCTGGAAACCAGATAATATTTAGCCCACCGATCACATTCCTTAATACTGGCGTCAATTTTTTGAGCGTTGCCGCTATTGGTGATAACAGATTTGTCGTCTGTTACCGCGATGAGGCCGTAAGCAATTACGGTAGCGCCATGGTTGGCCAAATATCTGGGGCATCTATAAGCTTCGGATCGAGCGCAATCTTTCGTGGTGGCGGGGCTGCGATAGGGCGGAATGATGTTGCTTATCTAGGCAATAATAGAATTGTTGTTGGATGGGTTCTGACTAATTCACCATATTCCGGAGAATGCAATATAGGGACAGTTTCTGGAACTGAGATTTCCTTTCCTAGCTTCAAAACTATCAGGAGTGGGCAAACATCAAACCCGTCAGTTGCAGTAATTGATCAAGATCGTTTTGTTTTTGCAACAAGAGCCGATAACTCCAACGGACTAGGGCATGTTGCGTTTTGCACGATTGCTGGAAACACAATCTCCGTAGTTTCAGGGCTTAATTTTGATACCAATAGCTGCTCTTATATTGACGTCGCATTTGTCAGCCCGGATAAAATATTAATTGCTTATGTTGATACATCCACATCACCGTGGACAGGGAAACTTTTTCTAGGAAAGATTAATGGAAGCTCGATTTCATCGATTAGCCAAATAGCATTTGATCAAACGAACATATATTCGATCATGCTTACGCATGACGACGAAAGTGACTCGTTCATTATAGCCTATAGGGATGGAACAGCGGGCGGATATACGTTTTTTGTTTCGGCAGCGGTATCCGGGGATGCCGTGAACGTCTCGGGTAAAATCGCTGTAGCAAGTTTCAGCACACAAAATTCGATGGTCACAGCCACAACAAGAGGCCGGCTGTATTTCCACTACCGAAACAACGTGAGCGGATTTGGGGAGACGGCTTTCTACCAAATGGAGACGACCGACGCAGGAAATTGGCTCGGCATTTCCGACGCTGATTATGACGATGCCGATCCCGCAGACATTCTCGTCGCCGGAAGCGTATCACAAGCGCAATCTGGCCTGACAATTGGCTCCGTCTATTACATCGCCGACGACGGCTCTCTGACGACGGATAGCGCATCGGGCCGCAAGATCGGCTTTGCGATTTCGCCGACAGACTTGCTCATCACGGAGACCAACCCATGACCGCGACCGCTATCGTCCGTAAGGATGACGGTCTGGTGCTCTATCTCTTCGATGGATCGCCGGACCTGACGATTGACGAGCGCGGGCTGCACGGGCCAGTCCGCGCGCTGGATATCCGACCCGAAACGCATGAAGCGATTGAGGTCGAAGACGTACCGTCGCCATGGGTTGGCGGCGCCTATGCCTGGGATGGTTCGGATTGGGCCGTCGTCAATCAGGCGATCCTCGACGCTATCGAGCTTCGTCGATCCGAAGAGGCGGGTGCGCTCCTGACAAAACGCCTTGCGACGCTCGCCGAGTATCGATGGCGCCGGGAGGAGGCCGGCATTGCCTGGGTCCGTCCAAGCGATAGCCGCGTCTTCGGCATCGCGACCGACCGGGAAAGCCAAGCGAAAATGCAGGCCGAGCGATCGGCGGCGCGCGACGGTCTTCGGACCGATGGCGCCGGCTGGAAATGCCTCGACGCGGCGACCGGCCGGATTGTCTGGGAGCCGATGGCGAATGCCGACGTCGAAGCCTTCGCAGCGGACGCCTGGGCTTATGTCTCAGCGTGTTTCGCGCGCGAAGGCGCGCTCGGCGCGGCGCTCTATGCCGCTGCGGCCGATGACGGCCGGACGGCGGATGAGCGGATCTCCGCGATCGAAGCCGTCGATCTCGAAGTTGGCTGGCCTTAAGGCCTCCGGCTTCGCCTCTTCCACATCAAACGATCGGGCGACCTATGGCGCAATCCACCATTACCGACCGGCATCGCTCGGTCCTCATCACGCAAGTTCGCGAGATCGCCATTACCGAGGTCGCAACAGACGGCAATGTCCACCGTCGGGCGCTTCGCATTTTGGGCGAGCCGCAGACCAACGGGCAGCTGACCGAGATCTTCGAACTCATCCTCGAAACCGAGCGTGAGAAGGAAGACATCCGCATCGACGCGCCGCCGTTCGAATTCTGATGGCCGCTGTCCCCGACTATTGCACCGGCTGGTTCGAGGGCTCCTGGGCCTCGTGCTGCGCGGCTCATGATCTTGCCTATGCCGATCCGGCGATCGGCCGCCTGTCAGCCGATTGGGCGCTCGCGCAATGCGTCGCGGCGACGAGCGGCGGGCCGGTGATGGCTGCGATTATGTTCGGCGGTGTTGTCTTGTTCGGCTGGTGGTTTCGCTGGCGGGCACAAAAGCGCAGGCCGCCGAAGGCCTAATCACCCGCAACCCCACACCCAACCGGCCGCCACAAGCGGCCTTTTTCATGCCGGCCATTCGCGCCCGGTTCGCCGACTGACGCCCTTCGGCAAGGCAGTATCACCCACATAGGAGGGCCGGATGGCCTCTGTCGAAAATCACCACGGCGTCCGGGTTTTCCAGTCCGGCGACGAGCCGGTCGTGATCCGGCTCCGAAACACGTCTACGGGCGGCCTTGTCATTCCGATCGAGACGGATGACCTGCCGACCGGCTATGCCTTCAACAAACCTTTCCTCGTCGCCAAGCCTTCCGATGCCGCAAACCTGCCGGACGCGGTCAAGGAGGAGATCGACAGCTTCTATGACCAGACGGTCAATCAGATCGTTGTCGTCATGGTGGACAAGGGCGAGGACGCGACCGAGACGACCGCGAACATGGTCGGCGACTTCGCGACCAAGACTGGCGTCCATGCGCTTCTCAAGGCGACGTCGCAGAGCCTGCCTCGGCCGAAGCTGATCGCGATGGCCGGCTACGCCAATACGGCTGCGGCCGATGGCGTGGCGTCCGTTGCTGTCACGACGCAGGGCTCGGGCTATTCGGCCGACACCACCGTCACCGTCGCTGGCACGACCGGGCAGGGCGCCGTCCTTCAGCCTGTCATCGGGACGGATGGGGCGATCACCGCCATTGCAGTCGTGAAGCCGGGCTATGGCTATACGGGTACGCTGGCTTTCACGATCACCGACCCGGCGGGCACAGGTTCCGGCGCGGCTCTGTCCGGCACAATCGGCTCTGTCCTCAACCCGATCCTCGCCGAGATGATTGGCGTCGCCGACAAGCTCCGCGCCATGATCTACACCGATGGCCCGGACAGCACAAACCAGGCGGCGGTGCAGGCCCGTCAGCTTATCGGCTCGAAGCGGGTCGCCTACTGCGATCCCCGCATCCTCAAGAACATCGGCGGTATCAACTATCCCCGCGCGCTCTCGACCGTCTATGCCGGCTTGCAGGCCAAGATGGACAAGGAAAAGGGCGCTGTGTTCGCCGGCTCGAACATGGTCATCAACGGCATCAGCGGCACAAATCGCCCCGTAGAATACGGCGAGGATGCGAACGACCTGAATTTCAATCGGGTCAACACGGTCATTAATCGCTCGAACATCGATGGTGCCGGCAGCTTCCGGGCGTGGGGCGTTTGGACGTGCTCGGATAACACGATTGATCAGTTCATCCCGGTCGTCCGGGTAATGGACCTTGTCAACGAGAGCGTTGAGGAAGGATTCCTTCCTTTCGTTGATCGACCGCAGACGCTTGCCCAACTCGACCTTATGGTGATGACTGGCAACAACGTCCTGAAGCGCCTCGAAGGCGAAGGCTTCCTTCTCCCTGGTTCCAGGTTCTGGCTGCTTGACGATCAGACCGCAGATGATGGCGTACAGGGTATTGTTAAGTTCGGGATGCGTTTCGAACCGCCATCTCCAATGGTTGATATTCGCATCTCAGCATATAGAAACTTTACGATTGGCTACGAGCTTCTGTATTCGGCCGTCTCAGGCGAGGTCGAAGTCGGCAATATTCTCTGATGATCTGCGGCGGTCCCTCGCGGGCCGCCTTTTCTTTTGGCTAAAGGAGCCGACCTATGGCGCGTAAGCCCGCATATATCTTGAAGAACGTCAGCCTGTCTGTTGAGGGCGACGTTCGCATTGGACAGTGCCAGTCCATCACCATCCCGGTCCTCGAACGGACCATGGAAGAGTTTCGCAACGCCGGCATGATTAAGCCGCGCGAAGTGGCGATGGGCTATGAGGTCACGACCGCGACCTTCACGGAGACCGCTTTCGACCCGGCCGTTATGGCGCTGTTCGGGATCGTCAACGGCTCGAACCGCAACATCATCGCCTATGGATATCTCGAAAGCGAGGACGGCCGGGAGCATGAAGCTCGGTTCGAGATGGTCTGCGACTTTAAGAAGGTCGACGGAGGCGACTGGTCTCCCGGCGAGAAAGCTGAGACCGAATACGAGATCGCCGTCCACGAAGGCCGACTCGTTATCGATGGAACCGAGGTCTACGCCTATGACGATTTCGGGATCACCATCGGTGGCGTGAAGCAGCAGCCCGGCATGGCCGGTGCCTTGCGCATGATTTGAGGTGACCCATGACCGACCAGAAAACCATCACCGTGAAGCTCGAAGACCCGGTCGAGTTCGACAAGAAGACCTACACCGAGCTGACTTTCGGAAAGCTTAAGGCCAAGCACCTTGCTGCCATGGATCTGGTGAAGGGCGAGAGCGTCAAGCCGATGGCGATGTACGCCAGCATGGCCGGCGTTCCTCTGCCCGTCATCCAAGAGCTTTCCATCGACGAATGGGAGAAGGTCCAGGAGGAGACAATCCCGCTCCTGGGAAAGTCGATGCAGGCGCACATGAGGCGCCATCTGGAAAAACAAGAAGCAAGCGGCGAGACACCGACTACCACCTGATGATTGCGGCGATCGGCCGGTATCTCCATCAGCCGATCGACCAAGTCGAAGAATGGGAAGTCGAGAAGTTCCTGGCCTACTACGATCGGGCGCAGGAGCTTTTGAAGATGGAAAACCCCGAGAGCGACTAGGATTGGAAGACGTCAATCAGGGCGGAGATTTCAGCGGGGTTTCCGCCCCATTCCTCGACAGCTATCCGCCCACCGTCCATAGCCTCGATGCTTTCAGCATTCACATATTGTTTAGCTTTGCCCGTAACCGGATGAACCACCGGCTTTCCGTCTCGCTCTGTGACCTCGAATAATCCGCCAACCGAAGTGTTGAGTACCGGATGGCAATAAACGAAGCTGCGGTCATTCAATTCCTCGGTGTCACAGACAACGGCAGACCACCCGCTAGTCTTCACAAAATGAAGTTCGATCGCACTCGCCCCGTCGTCGATGCCCCCCGCAATGGCGGGCGAAGTGAAGAGGATTGCGGCTGCGGCTGCAAATAAGGTTTTCATGGCTCGCCTCACTTCAGAACTTGTGCTGTCGCTGGTCGACAAAGTGACCGGCCCCGCGAAAGGTGTCGCGGGTGCGATCTCGACCATGCAGGATCGGTTGCGCGCAAACAACCAGCGGCTCGACGAAATGCGCGGCCGGATGGTCGAAACTGCCGCAGTTGGCTACGGGCTTTACCGCGCGATCAAAGCGCCCGTCATGGCGGCGGTGGAGTTCGAAAGCGCAATGGCTGATGTGCGAAAGGTCGTCGATTTTCCGACGCCCGACGCTTTCAAGCAGATGTCGGCCGATATCGTCGCCATGTCCACCCGCATTCCGATCGCCGCCACGGGTATCGCAGACATCGTTGCGGCGGCCGGTCAGGCTGCCATGGCGGGCAACGAGCTTTTGCAGTTCACGGAGATCGCCGCCAAGGTCGGTGTGGCCTTCGACATGACGTCGGCTGACGTTGGCGAAGCCCTGGCGAAGATCAAGACGCAACTCCAGCTCTCGGTTGCCGATACCGGCGCGCTGGCCGATGCGATCAATCATCTCTCGAACACTTCGGCGTCTTCGGCCCCCGACATCGTCAACTTCATGAAGAGGGTCGCGGCGACCGGCGAACAGTTCGGGTTCACCTCAACGCAGACCGCAGCGATTGGCTCGGCGATGATCGCCGCTGGCGCCGAGGCAGAAGTTGCAGCGACTTCATTCAGGAACGTGGGTCGGGCGCTCGCCAAGGGAGAAACCGCGACTGACCGGCTGAGCGAAGCTTTCGAATCTCTGGGGCTCGACGCGGTTGATGTCGCAAAGCGCTTCAACAAGGATGCCGTCGGCACGCTGCGCGATGTGATAACGCGCATCAACAAACTTCCCGACCACATGAAAGCGAACGCGCTCTCGGAGATTTTTGGCGACGAGGCGCGCGCTCTAGCACCGCTGGTCACGAACATCGAGCTTTATGACAACGCCCTGAAGTCCGTTGCGGACCAAGCATCCTATCTCGGGTCCGCTCAGAAGGAGTTCGAGGCGCGCGCGGCCACCACGGCAAACGCAATGCAGCTCTTCCAGAATAAGGCGACGGCAGCCGGCATTGCGATCGGCTCGGCGCTCTTGCCGGCCCTCAACGACCTGATGGATCGCCTTGGCCCAATCGTCATGGCAGTGGCGCGGTTCGCGGAGGCCAACCCGAAGCTGACGCAATCGATCATCGCTCTCACGGCTGGCTTCGTCGGCCTCCGCGTTGCGGCGATGGCTGCGCAGTTCTCGTTCTTCTGGATGCGAGGCGCTTATCTCGGCGCCGCCCTTCGAGGTCTGAAGTCGCTTGCCTCAGCCATGGCCTTCATGGGCTTCAAGGGCAAGCAGACCTATCAGGTATTTTCGAAGCTCGATCAGGTCACTGACACGGCCAAGAAGGCGTCTCAGGCGAGCCAAGCCATGATCGCCGGCATGTCGCGGTCGCAGTCGGCTTCCCAGATCGCAGCCGCAGCGGCAAACGCGACGGCGGCCACTCGGATGATCCAGGGCATGTCGGCGGCGGGCGCGGCTGCCGCGCCCATTCTGGCCGGCCTATCGTGGCCGATCTTGGCGATTGGCGCGGCTCTCGGCGTCGCTGCAATCCTTATCCGCCGATATTGGGAGCCAATCTCTAACTTCTTCGAGGGCTTCGGCGAGGTAATTGGCGCCGCTCTATCCAATGCCGCCACTGAGGTGGGCAATTTTGGGATGAAGGTCGCGGAGGCCCTTGGCGTTGAACAGTTTGTCCAGCCGGCGTTGAACGCAATCAACGAATTCGGCGCTATGGTGATGGATGCTTTCCGGGCTGTTGGAACTTGGATTAGCGATGTTTTCGCAAACATCTGGGCTGTTGAAGATTTCTCAGGTGCGGCAGAAAGCGAATTCCGATCGGCTGGTCAGCGCGCCGCAACGGCCTTCTTGAATATGGTTACCGCCGTTCCAAGCAAGATCGCGGCGAACTTTCAAAACCTGGCTTCCCTTATCGTCGGCCAAATTGGCATCATTGACTTCTTCGAACGGTTCCAGAACCCGGTTGAACGTATTCTTGCTTGGTTCCAAGGTCTCGGTTCTCGGATCATGAGTGCGATCGGGACCATCGATTTGGCAAGTCTGGTCAAATGGCCCAGCATGCCGGGCTGGATGGGGTCACAGGCTGTCGGGAAAGGTCACGCTGGCAACGACCCCATGAAGCCGATAATGCCGGGCGACTCTTCCGCTGCTCTTCTTGGCTCCGGTGCCGCTCGGATGGAAGGCCGCGCCACAGGCGGCCCGGTCACCGCTGGCATGCCGTTCACGGTTGGCGAGCGCGGACGCGAAATCTTCGTCCCGCCGGTCAACGGTCACATCATCAACGCGCGAGACACGAACGCTTTGGTTCGGTCGTCACGGCAAAGTGGCGCAGGACAGGGCGGCGGCGGGCCAGTGAGCGTCACTTTCGGCAACATCATCGTTCAGGGCGGCTCGAACGCGAGCGCTGCGGATATTCGCCGAGAGTTCAGCCGTGAAGCTGGCATTCTTCTCAGGTCTCATTTTACGGATGGGATATACTAATGGCCGGCCCCGTCATTATGGCACTCGGGCCTTTCGCCTTCGAGGCGCACGGCTTCGGCTTCGACAAACGGCGCCGCAGCCAGGGCACACGCTGGGCGGAGGTCCAAGTTGCCGGCGGCATGAACCCGTCGCAATGGACCGGCGGCGACGGCTATATCGAACAGATCAGCGGCGTCTTGTTCCCCGTGGAGTTCGGCGGCGAGCGAAATCTATTCGGGCTCTATGAGGCGGCGAAGGGCGGGCAGATCCTGCCACTCGTCGCGCTCAACGGCACGACGCAGAACATCTTCGACATGTTCGTCATCGAAGCCATCAACGACGATCCCGAGTTCGTCGACGAGTTCGGCCGCCCGCGCAAGAACGCCTATGCGATCGACCTGAAAGCCTATCAGGGGTCGGGCTCGATTGCGTTCAACCCGGCGTCCGTTCTGAGCTACTTCTGAGGCAATCATGGCAGACACCATCGTGACCGAAACGAAGGAGATGCTGGACGTGATCTGCCGGCGAACCTATGGCGACGAAAGCGGCTACGTCGAAGCCGTCCTTGACGCCAATCCTGGCCTTGCCGCGCTCGGCCCGATCCTGCCTGTCGGTACGTCCATTCTCCTACCTGACATCCCGACAGCGATTGAGGTTGTCCCGGTCGTGACGCTCTGGGACTGAGCCATGACGCCATCCTGCAAGATCACGATCGACGGCCAGCTTGTCAGCGGCGTCTTCGCCTCGCGCATCATCTCGTGCAAGGTGACGGATAAGGAGGGCGTGTCCTCGGATACGTGCTCCATCCAGCTTAACGATTTCCCCGTCGCAGCGATCCCCCGCAAGGGCGCGATCATCCGTATCTGGATGGGTTACGGCGTTGCCGGTATGGCCTACATGGGCGCCTTCACTGCCGAGGAAATCGAGGTCGAGATGTTCCCATTCTCAATGTCGATCACTGGCAAGGCGGCCGAGATGCGCGGATCAAGCAAGCAGAATAAGGAACGTCATTGGGACCAGAAGTCCGTGAAGGATATCGTCTCCCAAGTCGCTAGCGAGAACGGCCTTCAGCCGGTCATAGACGACGAGGCCGGCTCGCATGTCTATGAATGGTTCGCCCAGCAAGGCGAAAGCGACATTCACTTTGTAGAGCGGCTGGCCGATCGCCACGGGGCTATCGTCTCGGTCAAGGATGGCAAGCTGATCTTCGCCTCGAAAGCCAGCGGCAAAAGCCCGTCAGGCTCCGCGCTGACGCCGGTCATCGTCACGCCGTCCATTCTTCAGCCCGGATCGGCCCGCGTCCGGTTCTCTGACCGCACGCAATACAAGGCAGTGAAGGCCTCCTACACGGATCGCAAGAAGGCCAAGAAGCTCGACGTCGAGGAACAGAGCGACCCTGAAGGGGCTGCGGTCTATCGGTTGAACGAGCAATTCGCAGACGAAGCGGAAGCCAAGCGCGCGGCGAAGGCCAAGGCCGGCGATCTCCTGCGGCGCCAAGCGACGTTCTCATGCACGATCGTTGGCAACCCGGCCGCACGTGCTGGCGCTCCGCTGACGTTTGCCGGATGCCGCCCAGGTGTCGACGGTCTGCCCTTCATCATCGCCACGGCCAACCACGACTATTCGAAGAGCGGCTACACCACGTCGCTGGACGGCGAGAGCCAAAGCGGCCAGCGCGCCGCAGGCTGACCTCCCCACCCCATCAACAAGCAATCCACAGGGCTCGCTCAGGCGGGCCTTTTTCTTTGAGGTGAACCATGTCGAAAGAGATCGTCAAGGCGGTGCAGACGCGCCTTGCAGACCTGAACTATTACGATGGCGCGATCGACGGCGATGCCGGGGCGAAGACAGAAGCGGCGCTGACTGACTTCAAGCGCGCGAATGGCCTGACGGCGAGGCCGTATCCTGTCATCCAGACGATGCATCTCCTCTATGACGAGGACGCCAAACCTCGGGCAAAACCGATCGCGGTCGAAGGCGGCGAACCCGCCTGGATGATCGAGGCCCGATCGGTGAAGGGGCTACACGAGGCAAAGAACTATTCCGAGCTGTCCGCTTGGCTGCGCTCGGATGGCTTGACGCTCGGCGACCCTCGCAAGCTGCCTTGGTGCGGTGACTTCGTACAGACCGCGATCAAGCGGGCGCTGCCGGGCGAGGATATTCCGGCGAACCCTTATCTCGCGCGCAACTGGCTGAAATTCGGCACTGAGACCAAGCCGCGCCTCGGCGCCGTGATGGTATTCTGGCGAGGCTCGCGCAACGGCGTCAGCGGCCATGTCGCCTTCTACGTGGGCGAAGACGCTTCGACCTATCACATTCTCGGCGGCAACCAGTCGAACGCAGTGACGATCACGCGTATCGCCAAGTCGCGCCTTCTCGGCGCCCGCTGGCCGAAGACCGACGCCACCCACACCCAATCGCAACAGATGGCCGCCGAGGGCGCCATCAGCACCAACGAGGCGTGATCATGAGCAAGTGGTTCCCAGACCGCAAGGTTCTCGGCGGCGGCATGTCCGCTATCGTGGCGTTCTTGCTGATCCAAATCGCGTCCGCTGCCGGTGCCGACATCCCCGCCGAGTGGCAGGCGATCCTGCCTACCGCAATCGGCTATGCCGTTTCTTACCTGTTGCCGCCGGCAGCGCGCGACGTGATTGCGCGCATGGATGACGCGCTCGTTGAGATCGCGGCCGCAGACCCAAAGTCCAAGGTGTCGCCAGCCGTCGGCGAAGCGGTCAAACGCATCCACGATGGGACATAGCTCATGGGCCGCACACTTGCCGCCGCCCTGACTATCGCGGCCTTCCTCGCGCTGGCGTGGATGCTGTTCACGCCCGCTCACTCCAAGCCCGCCCCCGGCCGCTCTCTCGCGGGCCTCATGCGTGACTGTCAGCGGATCGGCGCCGAGAACAGCATCCGCAATCGAGGAGGGCAAATCGAAGCGCTGACCCGCGACAAGGACGGGTGCCTCGTTTGGCGCCGAATGCACTCCGGCGGGCCAAGGTAGGCCATGCCTGAGGCAGTGATCGGCACCGCAAGCCAGGCTCTCATCGACAATGGCGTCATCGGCGCCGTCTGCATCCTGCTCATGGGCGCCCTGGTGTGGGTCGTGCGGACCTTGAGGGCGGAAATCAAGGACGAGCGAGACGCCCACCAGCGGACGAGAGAGGAGCACCTGAAGGACGTTCGGATGCTAGGCAGCCTCGGGGAATCGGTCAGGGATCAGCTCAAAGTGCTGGAGCTTTTGATCAACGAGAGGGACCGGCGATGAACCTTCTCGGCTTCCTGACACGGCGAAATGACAAAGACGAGGTTGCAAGGCGCGAGGTTGAAACGTGCCTTGAACAGGAGCGGGGCGACTTGCGTAACACAGTGCAGACTATTCACTCGCATTCGAGGCGGCTGACCCTCATGGCCGGCGTGATGGAAATGAGGGGGCACGGCCATGAAGAGGCTAGCTAAGAACGAACTGTTCATGCTCATCCTCACCGGCTTCGCCCTCTATTGGGTCGTCGGGATGCTGGCCGAAGGACCTTGGCTGACGGCCGTTGTCGCGGCGGCAAAGCTAGTCTTCGGCGTCGTCGTCTTTTTCGGATGGGGGCCGGACGCCTGGGGCGTGCTGCGGAGCAAATACGGCAAGGTCGAAGGGCGCCACTATGCGCTTCTTGGCATTGTCCTGATTTCCCTCGGCGTCGTCTATAGCGGCACCTTCGGAATTGCCTGGGTGGTGGCGGGGAGGCCGATGGAATGGCTAGGGACGCTCTATTCCAACTTCGGCAACTTCTGGCTGACCGGCGGCCTTATTCTCTTGGCCGTCTCGCCAGACGTGACGAAGGAGGGGTTCCAGCCGCCACACTGGTATTACATCATTGCCGGCGGTTCGGCCCTCGCGATCGTCGCGTTTCTTCTAGGGACGCAATGGGCGGGCGCCGACCGGGAAGAAGCCTATGCGCCTCACATTTACGGCCAGAGCTATCCGATATGCCCGATCGACCGGCCGGTGAAAGGCAACAGGACCAACCGAGGGAAAATCTATCACGAGCCTAGCTCGATCGACTATCACCGGACGATTGCCGAGAGGTGCTTTGTCGATGTGGCGAGCGCTCGCGGGGCCGGATATCGCCCACCGGGATAG